ATGACAAACCACAATCCCAACAAAGACAGCATGCTCGCCGAATGGACCGCCGAGCTGCGCAACGAACACCTGCGCCTGAGCAATCCGGAAAACTATCTATTGCTGATGCAATGGCGCCTCGCCCAGATGGAAACGACTGGAGCGTTCGATCAACTGGAGATCCATGACCTTCGCGAGCTTGCCCAGGGCGCATACAGCGCCGCGCTTGAAGAGCAGTTCAGCCATGAGCTGTATTGCAAGGCCTCCAGCTATAACGTAGTGCCGGATGGATGCCGCCGACGGACCGCCCATATCATCCAGGGCAACTACTATGAAGAAATCAGGAGAGCCCACTTTCTCTACGACGGCCGTGTTGTAGAGGAGAACGGCAGGATATCGATCAAGACCTACGGAGGCGCAAGCGAGATTGGTGTCATTGAAGGGCTGCGCCTGAGCACACAGAGCGGCTGGTTTCAGCTGATCGAGACATCCAGAGCGACTGATTCAGGGTGGCTTGTAGGGGTCACAGATGCAGACGGTTATAGAGCGCTCGTGGACTTGGCTCAGGCCGAATTTGAAAACCAGAACTGGGGTCGGTACCGAATACTAAGGGATCGAGTGAGATATTCACCCTATGCCTGCTGCTCACTATGTGGAGACACATTTGCCCGGCGTGATGAGTGCGCTCAGTGCAATGGACTCGGCTTCATACCGCGCGACCTGGGAGATCCGAAAGAATGTGCGGAAGACTGACGCAATACCGTGGTGTCCACGACTTCGTCGATGCTCTGGGGTCGTCCAACCTCAAGGTCAACACAGTCGGCAATCAACAGCTGGGTCGCTACAACGTCGCGCCGACGACGCCGGTGGTTGTGCTTCGAGAAGAAGGCGGCGGGCTCCGGGCGGACCTGGTGAAGTGGGGATGGCGACCGCACTGGGCCGCTGATCGAGCCGCGCCGATCAATGCGCGCGTAGAGAAGGTCGCGCACGGCGCGTTCTTCCGGGCCATCTGGCCGCACCGAGCGATAGCGCCAGTCGATGGGTGGTACGAGTGGGTCGATGAGGGCGGGTCTAAGAAGCAGCCCTACTACATCAGGAGGCGCGATGGTCAGCCAGCGCTGTGCGCCAGCATCGGGCAATTCGCCAGCAACGAGCACGACGGTTTCGTGATCATCACAGCCGACGCCAAAGGCGGAATGGTAGACGTGCATGATCGAAGGCCAGTTGTGCTGTCGCCCAGCCTCGCTCGCCAATGGGTTGACCCTGCACTTCCGAAGGAGCAAGCCGAGCAGCTTGCTCTTAGTCTCGGCGAAGGCCCGGCAGAGTTTGAGTGGTATCGCGTGAGCAGCGCTGTGGGCAACGTCCGCAACCAAGGCCAGGAGCTGATCAGGCCTTTGGGATGATCCGCTCCAGCGCATCCATCTGGAAGGCGCTGAGCTCCTTCATCAGAGCCTCAGCCTCACCCCTCAAACGTTCGACCTCCTGGCTTGGAGCAGACGAGTCCCGAGCCTCATGAAACCGGCGGACCGCCTGCATTGCTCGCTCGATCAGCGGCTCCCCCTCGTCGATCATGACCGCCAAGCCCTCCATCAGTTCGCCCCCGCCTATTCTGTCAGCCCAGTATATGCCGCTTCGCAGGCCAGGCCAGCTATTCGGGCTCGGTCATATGCTGCCGCCAGCTCTCCCGCTCGCGCATCAGCCCTGCTGAGCAGGTCGGAGAGCACCAGCGCGGCGCGGGTGGCTGCCTGGCCTCGGGCGACAGTGGCGGGATCCGTGCCGGAGCAACTTGCGGTGGCAGCGAACTGGCTGGCTTGGTCGCGCAACCGCTGGCCAGCAGCATCAGCGCCAGCAGCATCGGCATCAGCATCCATCTGTTCTTTCTGTGCATGGGCTCTCACCTCCTCCTGGGCCGCGGCGCGGCGTTGTTCCTCTTCCCGGGCTCTCGCCTCCTCCTGAGCCCTTGCTTCGCTATCGCTCTTGTCCCTGGCCGCCCATCGCGCCTCCCATCCGGAGCGCTCGACCGATCGGCCGTGCTCGTACACACCCCAGTACGACCCCAAGACCAGCAGCAGGGTCGCCGCGGCACCGGCGGTGCGGGCGGAGATCATGCCAGCGCCCTCCGCACCCCTTCGTCGATCACGTTGGAGCTGTAGGGATTCCCCCCGTTCTCGTGAAAGATGATGCCGATCACGGCGTCACGCAGCACCTGCGGCTTGGAAATGTCGATCGAGTCCCGCACACCGACGCCGAGGCGCTTAGCGATTGCCTGGGCATAGGCCAGGGTGTTGTTCTCGCTGGCTGGCGCCCAACGGCTGATGAACTCCAGCGGGGTGTCGATGCCAGGCCTGCCGACGCCGGGCATACCGTCCTTGCCCCGGTAGTTGAGCAGCAGCTTGCCCAGGGCGCGGATGCCGTTCTCCGGGCTATCGAAGACAGCGAAGCGGCCACCCGGTTCGACGCCGAGCTGGCCCTGCCAGTTGTTGCGCGGGTTGAAATCAATGTTGCCGGGGTTGTTGTTGCGAATGCCGCGAGGGGTCATGAGGTTTCTCCAGGCAAAAAAATACCGCCAGGCGGCGGTCGGTGGATTCGGAGCAGATCAGGCCGGCGGCGCGGGCCAGTCGATTTCGGTCGGGTAGCCGGGCTGCTCGGGCAGGCGGTTTAGCGCAACTCGGTAGCGCTTCCACTCTTTCAGCAGCGCTGCTTCAACTTCCGTGGCTTCGTCGATATCGACGGCATCCTGCAGCGGTGCGATTGCAGCGTCGGCAACGGCGCGTCGCTGCGCGGTGTCGCCCACCACTGCCGCGAGGTGCTGCTCAACCGCAGCCTGGGCTTTGGCCTCGGCTGTGATGACTTGCGACCAGTCAATGACTCCGGGCGTGGTTGGCAGGCGATCGCCCAAGTCCAGGCCCGGCAGCTGCACCTGGCCTTCGCCTGGGTGGAGATCGACAGGGAATCGCACCGCGTCCGAAGCATCGGCGGCGTGCGGCAGGATGAGCGTGAGCACAAGGTCGCTGCCGACCCGATCAACAGTGCCGATCACCGCGTCGGTGCCAACCGCCTCAGCCGGAAGCGTCGCGCCGGCGGTAAGCCGTGAGAAGTCGAATGCAATGCCGTTGACCTCGAGCATGTCGCCGGCGCGGAAGACAGAAAGCGATGCGTTGGAACGCACCGGAGAAAGTTTGATGATCATGCCCACCTCCCGATGGCGGTTGCGGAAATCTGAACTGATGAGCCGGCAGCACGCGCGACGGCATCGAAGCCGCGCAACGACACGGACGACGTTGTTGCCGCAGACGCGGGCGAAGACCAGTTCGCGGCACCGCCCCAGCGGAATGCACCAGGCGTCACGACCGGCGGTGCAGAGAAGTAGGCAGGGAAGAACCAGGTGCGCGTCCCCGTGTAAATGCTTGCCGTGTAAAGCGAGTCAATTGCTTGGTCTGTGACGCTGATGTTCAGCCAGCAAATCATCGTGCCGTCTGCCAGCTTCACGTACTCACCGTTTGCATTACTCCCGCGCTCGATGATCGCGCCGGCCGGAACAGAGTTCACCATGCTGACCGTGCCGACGATGTCGGCGACAGCGGATGACTTGAGACCAAGGCCGGTGCGCGCAAGCGCTGCAGTCGTCCCTCCGGTTCCGCCCTTGGCGATCGGCACGACGTTCTCTGTCGAAACCGAGCCGAGGCCTGCGAGCGTCGAGCCCCACTGATCTACGATAGCGCGCAGACGATCTGCGGACTCCTTGACATAGCCCTGCATGGGGGCGAGCCCGTAGGCACCGCCAGAGACAGTTGCCCCCTGGTAGGCTGGCAATATCGAGAGGACCGTCGCGCTCGCGATGTTGGTCACTTCATACCAGCGCCCGTCAGGCCCTTGTAGGGCGTCGCCTACACGAGCGTTTGCCGAGAAGCTGGTTCCAACACCAGTAATTGTCGTTTGTCCGGCAGTGGCCGTGACTGTTCCTGCCCGATACCAAGGCATATGGATTCCTTTTGAAAGTGGCTAGAGAGGTCGCATCGGGCGCGCAGCGAAGAGCGTGCGACCGTTTGCAGTCAGTGGGTCGATACCGGAGCCGTTGTCTACGTACATCTGGAGAATGCTGCGGTTGCCTGGCCAGAAACCGCCGAAGTTCGCCCTGATCGGCTGGGTCGTTTGAATGATGTTCGTGCATGAGAACAAAGCGTTAGCGAGCACATAATCGTCGTAGCTGGCGGTCCATGGCATTTGCTGGCTAGGTGCATACCAGCTGCCACCGGTCAGCGGCGGACCTGCCTGCACAAACGAGTTGGTGGCTGGCTGACTGTTCAGCGACGTGATGTTCATCGTTGTTGCGAAGATCAGCACTCCGTTGGCATCCCTGACTCTTGCACCGTATGCCCCGGTCGTGATCGACCCGGCCTGCGTGCTCGAGCAGAACCATTTGATTGTCATGAACTGGAGCCAGGCAGAGCCGTGAGCGGGGTTCATCCAGGCTTTCAGGCGGAACCCGGTCCAGTTGCCTGGCCCGCCTTTCACCGAGAAGTTGCCGACCATCATGTAGTCCGCAGCATTCAGGAACACGAGAGGTCGCTCGTATGTCGTGATCGGCGCTGGGAAGTTGATGTCCGCCCATTGAATAACGGTGGCCTGACCGCCTGGATTCGACTGCTGCCCGAACTGAAACTGCCCACTGTAGCGAACAGTGAGAGCCCGATTTACGGAGTCGATCTGGGTCTGGATGTTATTGTTCCTAGCCCTGATGCCGTACGATCCGGCTCCGGACGCCGCTTCCGCGCCGCGCGACAGAATCATCACTTGCCACGCCTGCGATTGCGGCTGCCGCAAATGCAGGCTTCCAGTCGAATACCAGGCTGCTGGTGAGTATGTGTACTCACCGCGATCCTCGAGCGTGTCGACGACAACGAACGAGCCCGCCAAGATCTCTGGAATGGCAATGTACTGATCAAAAGCGCCGTTACCGGTAACCGTCATCATCTTGAGCGAACGGATCGGAGTGACCGACGTATTGAGTGTGACAGCCCCGGATGCATCCTTTGTCCGGAGCCCGTATTGAGCAGCCATCAGGTCATCCTCCCGATCGCCGCACGCTCAGTGCCGTTAACGTCGTAAACGTACAGCCCGCCGTTATTCAGCAGCGTCGAACCGTCAGCATCTTGCCCGCGCAGCACGAACGTGCCGGCGGCGAAGTTGATCTCAAGCAGCGGGAGCCCTTGCGAGTTCTTTGCCGCCGACACGATCGCCATGCCGGCGACGATCTGCTGGATGTACGCAGTGCTGATGATCGCGGTGTTCATGAACACCTGGCCGCCCTGGACAACGAACGGCAACACCATCTGCCCGCTGGATTCATCGACGATCGCGAAGCGCTGAGCAAAAGCCAGAATCTCAGACGTATCGCCATCGACGCCGACTGACAAGCCAGCCATCACCTTCCGGTTACCAACGATGGTTTGCGCCTTGATGGTTGTCTGCGCGCGCACTCGCCCATCCACGCCGACCACGGCTTCACTGACCTGCTGCACCGATGCTCGAGTGTCGCTGAGCGATGCCTCCAGGGCCTCGGACTTCTTCACCAATGCCTCGTCTGCGCTCGCAAGCGTTCGCACCTCGGTCGCGAAGTTGGCCTTCGTCTGCCAGGCGTCGAGCGCGCCGTTCAAGTCGCCCTCCCCGCTGTCATCGCGGCCGGCGGTGTACACCGCCTCGACTGATGTCGTGAGCGAAGCAACGGCTTTGTCAGTGCTGGAAAGCGACTCGCTGACTTGCTGGATGCGCGACGTGTTGCTATCCACCTCGGTTTTCAGCTGGCCGATGCGAGCTGCGGTCGCCTGCTCGTTTGTGGCCACCACCTGCTCAAGCGTGCTGATGCCAGATTTGTTCCCGGCGACCTCGGCATCGAGCGACGTGAGGCGTGTGACAACAGCTTCGTTCTGCGATGCCCGCGTGCGGACTTCATCTGCGAACCGAGCCTTGCTCTGCCAGCCGTCGATCGCGTCGACCAGGTCGCCCTCACCGGTGTCTTCACGCCAGGCGGCCTGCAGCGCAGTCAACTGGCTGGCTGATGCGGTGACCTTGCCGTCCAGAACTTCGATTGCAGTTGTGTGCTGCTGGACCTGGAGCGCAAGGGCGTCAACCGTCTGGGCGATGGTCCCGACATCCGACCAGTAGGCCGGGTTCGGCGGAGCGGCACCCGCCGGTACAGCTGCGCGAGCCTGGAACAAGCGCTGGCCCACGCGCACCACATCGCCCATGGTATAGGCCTTGGACTCGTCGTAGGCGAGCGCATCGGTCAGTTCGTCGATCCGGTCGTAGAGTTCTTGCTTCGCCTCCTCCAAGCGATCATTGACCGAGCCTGGCCCGTCGCCAGAGATCTTCTCGATATCCTTCAACAGCTCTTGTGCAAGCTGCCCCTTACCGATCTGTTCCGCCAACGCTGCCAGCAGCGTGGTCACGTCGTTCGACGTGGATGCCACCACCTTAAGGAAGGCGCTGACCCCGTAGGCGTTCTTCGAGCGGATGAAGTAGGCGTAGTTGGTAGCGAACGCAAGCCCGGTATGGGTAAAGCTCAGGCCTTGCCCGATGTAGTCGCCCTGCGCCGCCTCAGGGTTCGTCGAGAAAAAGTACTCGTAGGTTCCCCCGTTGAGCCCGTGCTGTAGATTGCTCGGGACCAGCGTGATGGTATCGATCGTGGATTGCACCGTGCATGATTCCGGGATGGACGGCCCGTTGATGCTCACCGTGATGCTTGCCTCACCAGACCTGGTCAGCGGACCCAGGGCCGCCACGCTCATCGTGTAGCTGCCCGACGGCAGACCGGCAATCGGCAGTTGCAAGGTCGTTTCCGGGACCTGCTGGGCCTGCACTGCGATACCAGCCTGGCGCACTGTGATCGCATAACCGGTAACGATGCCAGTTGGTTGCACCCAGGTCAGCGCGCCTTGGGTAACTTCGGCCGTCTCGTCTGGAACCCAGACCAAGTTGGTCGGGCTACCGATACCACCGGTCGGCAGGTTGATGAACCCAATCGGGTTGTACGGCTGACCCACGGCATCGTCGAACTGCGCTGCGTCGTACTGCTGAAGCGAGGCGGTGCAGCCTTCATTGACCCCCATGCTCCAGTTGGTGACGATGAATTCACCCAAGATGTTCAGCGATGGCAGATTCACTCGCACGGCGCGGCCCGGCCGGCAGTTGTAGCCCAGGAAGTTCATGGGAACATTGATGGTGCCGCCCGCGCGCCGGCGGCGCAGTTCAATGTTGGCCAGACGCTGAGCCTGGTAGGCATCGGTGACATAGGAGAAGGTCAGGGTCTCGGCCGCCTCGCCGCCGTCCGCCACCACCCAATCGGCGATGCTCACTTCCGGGTAGTCGGTCTCGGTCCACGACTGCGACGGGTCGATGAACGTGCCGCGCACGGTATTGATCGCTGCGTCGTTGGTCGGCTCCGTGCTGCCAGTGATGGTGCCGATCACCATGTCTTCGGTGATTTCGAAATCATACGGCCCATAGTAGGCACCGGCCTGGAACATCCAGCGGCCGCCCACGCGGATGGCCTTGCCGCCGCACGCAGTCTCGAGCTTCTGCAAAACATTGGTGCGCTGCTCATCTGCACCGATCACGCAACTGCTGCGATAGCGCGGGCTGGTGGTGCCGTCCGGGTTGACGACCGATTCGTCGCAGACGTTCGCGCCACTGGCGAATGTTTCGAACACAATCTCGTCGTCCGGAACGCCACAGCGGTTGCGCAGGAACCACAGGATGTGGAGCGCGGTGTTCTCGGTGTAGATGGACATCCCGGTGCGTGGGTCGTAGATGTCGTTGCGGCCGCGCACGACGAAGCGAGCGTCAGGGATACCGGATGGGAACTTCTCAGCGCTGTATTTGAGCGATAGACGCACGAAAGACAGCCCGCGGCCTATTTGCTCGTCCTTCCAGTCTGGGCAGTTGGCCTTTAGGAAGGAATTCACGGTTGTCGGATTTACCACGAGCTCATAGGAGGCGTATGACCCATAGGTGGCGATCTCCTCCTCGCCCAGGTAGATGTTCTCCAAGCCATCGACAGCGCCTTCGCACAGGACGTAAACCATGTGCAGCCATTCGCCATCGGTCTGGGTTCCTGGCTGCTCCTGAGCCCAGACCAGCACGCCGCCAGTGCTCACGCGGCCGAGGATGAACCGGGCCGGCGCCTTGGACGAGCGAACGGTCTGCGCCGATGGCTCGTTGTCGCGCAGGGGCGATTTGGTGTTGAGCTTTTCCTGCTGCTCGGCGGCGTAGAAGGCCAGGCCCGCCCCGATCGCGGCGCCCCATGGGCCGCCCTGCACAAAGCCGATTACCGCACCAACCACTACTTGAGCGAGCTTCTTGACGCCACTGGACATTATTCGACTCTCCAGACTGCAAGCGGATCGCACACCACGCGGGCCACCCCGTCGTCTGTGGTCGCCCAGAACTCATTGGCCCAGAAGACCGCCATAGACTTGCCGCCAGGCGCCTCGTACATCGCGACGTCGCCGCGCTGGATGTACGCTGGAGCGACCCGGGCGAAGCGCTCGTCCCATGCCGCCTCGAGGCTGCCGTGACGCTTCCTCAGGGCCCGTTTTGCCCCTGCCTCGGTCTTGTAGGTGCCGCGGTACGCTTCGGCAGGATCAACGCCGCACACCGCGAAAGCGCAGTCCGCAGCGAACAGGCAGCAGTCAAACTCGCCCCATGAAAAAGGCCGCTCTAGGGCGGCCTTGATCACTTCGCTGAGGCGTGTGGTCCAGTCTCGATTGCGCATGGCTATTTCTCGTAGGTGAACACCGGCGCGTCCTTGCTGGAGCCCCAGTAGATAGGCCATTCGGACATCTGGGCCACGGCGTAGAAAAACCGGTCACCCTGGTGCCGGGCGCGGTGGTTTTCGTCGGTGAAACGCTCGGTACCGGTGCGGCTCCACTCGGCCATCCGGTCCACGATCGGCACGGTGATCTTGTTGCCGTCCTCGCCATTGCCGGCGTAGGAGAAGGTGGCGGCGTCCATGCGGCCAGAGAACAGGATGTCGGCGGCATAGTTGCCCTGCTCGTCGTACACCACGAACATGAGCTTGCCGGACCGCCCACGGCAGCCGCGAATGCTGGTCTCGGTGATGATGTAGCTGTCCAGGCCGGTCAGGGCCAGGTCGACGGACATGGGCGAATTCGAGTTGTCGCTTTCCTGCGACTGGCCGACCTCGCCGAACTGTCCTACCCCAAGGTAGGTGATGCCGTCGATCACCAGGTCACCGGTGCCGGTATGCGCGTAGACCGGGCCATCCTCGAAGTCGAGCTGACAGGCGTACACGCTCAGGAAACGACCGGTCGCGATGATGTCGACCACGCGCTGGCTGAAAGGGAACGTCGCAGGCATCAGAAGGCCTCCCTGAACTGGTAGCTGCCGTTGGAGACGGCCTGGCGCACGGTCATGCTCCAGGTGTCCTGGGTCATGCGCATTTCGGAGTAAGGGTTGAGGTACTCGATAGCCGCTCCGGCCATGAGCGAGCGTCGAATGCGCTTGTTGATCTGTACCACCGCTGCGCCCTGGGCATTGGATGTCGCGGCCTTCACGACCTCGAACATCTCGCCAGCGATGGTCAGATAGTCCCCTACTGAGAAGACCTGCGCATTGGCGGCGGCCCCGTTGATCAGGATGGTCCTCGCCTGCGCCGGCCCGCTCACCACCTTCAGCGCGCCCACGTTGTTCGCCCGTCGCCGAGTGAATGCTGGGAGGTTGAACGTTCCGAACATCCCGTCCAGCTCGCCCAGGAACGCCGAAAGCTGCCGCTCCTGCTTACGCGTGAGAAGCCCGAATGTGACGGTGCACTGCCAGTAGGCCCCCGGCTGCCCGACAATCTGCTGGGCATTCGAGAGCGTCGAGGTGAAGGCGCGGCTGTTGTTGACTATGCCCCACGTCATTTCCGACGGGCGCAGCGATGCCGGCCAGGTGATAGCCATGCAGTACTCCTTGATCTATCGGTTGCGCGCGATGAGCTGGCGGGCCGGGCCGTTGGTCTTCAGATCGCGCAGGACCATGCTGTAGCCGTCCTGAGCACCCTTCTGGGCGGCCTGCTGGATGCGGGCCAGGGTTGCGTCGTCAGCAGTGCCTTGGACAGTGATTTCTTGCTTGATCGCTGGCATGCCACCCAGCGCGGCATCCGAGTTGCTAGCAGCAAGCGCTGCGCCGCTCGAGGCGATACGCGGCGTCACGAATCCTCCAGAGGCGTAGCCGCGGACGTTTAACCCTTCGAGGTAGTTGCGCATGCCCGGCTGGGCCACCACTTCCTTGCGGAGGACGAACTCGCCGCCGTGCACAACGCCTTTCGGCTCGAACTTGCCACCGTCGCCGGTGTAGCCGCCACTTGAAAATCCGTACTGCGATGAGTACCCAGCAGCCGAAGCTCCAAGGGCCGAGGAAGTTGCCCCTGCGCTGCCCGCAGCAAAGCCATTGGCGCCACCGCCATACATGCTCATGCCAGCATTGATGGCCATGTTCAGGAACCCGGCCGCTGCCTGCCGCACCTGGATACGGATCAGATCGGCAACAACCTGGTCGGCGAAGTCCCGGAACGACAGCTTGCCGGTCTTCACGAAAGTCACCACTGCGTCTTCCATATTGCTGAAGGCATTGGTGAACAGGCTTCGCGTCTGACCGGCGACGTTTTGCGCCTGCTCCAGGTAGGTGCTGAACGCAGCGCGCGCACCCAGCGACCAGTCGGATTGCTGCTGGTCGACCTGCAAGTAGTACTGCTCCTGCATGGCCAGGCGTTGATCCAGCGCGCTTTGCAGTGCGGCATTCTCCTTCTGGTACAGAGATTCGCTGATCCGCCCCTCGTTGCGCTGCTGCAGCAGGTTGTCCATCTGCTGCTGATACTGCTGCTCTAGGCTGAATCGCTCTTGCAGTCGCTGCTGGGCTTGGTCTCCCAAGCCTGCGCCGGCGAGGCTGTTGCTTAGCCCTACCGATGAGCGCTGCAACTGGCTATTCAGGTTGGCCTGGAAGGCAGCGAGCTTCTGAGCTTCCTCCGTGGCCACCTTGCGCAGCTGCATCTCCTTCTCTAGCTCGGCATTCTTCTGGAGCTGGACGGTGATCTGCTGCTGGTTAGCCAGTAGCGACTTCTGGTCGGCAGTCAGTACCTTCTTGTCCTTGATGTCGGCTAGCTGCTGCTCCCACTTCACCAGGGCCTGGCCAGCCTCACCCAGCTTCTGCTGCTGCCCAATCTGAGCGCCTATCAAGCCGTTCTGCTGCTGGAGAACCGAATACTGCTGGCGGGCTTGATCGAGGGCCTTGGTGCCGGCGTCTTCGCGGTAGATTGGACCTTTCGGCCCTGGCTTCTCTTTGAACTGTTCGCGGGCGGCATCGCGCAGCTGATTCAGCTCAGCCTCGGTGTAGACTCGGCCGCCATCACCGCCTGCAGATTTCTTGGCGAGCTCGTTGATTTCTTTGAGGCGCGCAGCCAGCTTCTTCTGATTGTCATCGGTAGTGCGCAGCTGCCCGTTCAAAGTTTCCTGAGCGAGAATGGAATCTCGCTGCCGCTGCCGGTAGTTCTCTTGGGCTTGGTCGATTGCCTGTTGCGCTTCCAGCTGGCTCTGTAGCGCGTTTACCCGGCTTTTTGCCACTTCAAGATCCGACTTTGCCTGAGCTCCGCTGGCTACGATGGAGTTCCCAGATGCGCTTTTTTCCAGCCTTGCCAGTTCGTCTTTGGCCTCGGCAAGCTGGTCGCTAAGGCCCTGGCTTCTACCGAAGCTAAGCGCAGCATCACCAGCACTTTTGGTCATACCCCAAACACCGCGCCACGCCTTTTCGATCCAGCCGAGGTTCTCAACGATCTCTTTTGACCTGGTATCGATAGTTTGCGCGTAGGTATCCGTCAGGAGCTTGGCCGCCCCCACGGTATCGCCCTGTTCCTTGAGGGCTGCGATTTGGGCATAGGTGCTCGCGGTGAGGAAGTTGTACTGCTCGTTCAACTCCTTGGCTGCCACAACTGGGTCCTTCCCGATCTTTACAAACTCGGCAACCGTCTCCTCTACCGCGCGCCCCGTCGCATCTTTCATCTGCAAGGCAGCAGTCGCAACGGTGCCAATGCTGTCACCGGCGATTTTTCCGTTGCTTGCCAGTTGGGCGAGCACCTCAGCAGCCGCCCCGGTTGTGCCAACGGTAGTGCTGATCTGCCGGGCCAAATCGGACATCGCGCCGGCGTTTGTCCCAGCCGCGTTTCCTGTGAGGATGAGCGCTTTCCGAAAGTCTTGCGCTTCCTCCGACCCTTTGTAGTACGCCACACCCAGCCCAGCAACTGCCGCGCCGGCAATAGTGAACGGATTGACCAACCCCGCGACATACCCTCCAAGCGCCTTGGCTGCCGGCCCGATCCCACCAAACATGTCCTTGAGCTGACCGCCTTGCTGCAACATGACGGTTAGCGGATTCATCCCGCCTTGCAGTGAAACGATGATGTCCGTGAACTGAGCTGGCACGCCGCGCAGAGCTGCGGCGTAAGCCTTGGTCGACATGCCCGCAGCCTGTGCCTGGCGCGTGTATCGGTCCATTGCCTGTTCGGCAGACTGAGTGCTTGCCGCCAAGCCCTTGATCGACACCCCAGAGCTTTTGGCTTGCGCACCAACGCTACCTGTAGCAGCTTCTGCGCGCTCGCCGGCCTTCGTCAGCTTATCGAGGTCATCGGCAGCAGCTGCCGCCTCGCCTGATTCAACCTTGATGCCGAGAACGGCGATATCACCCTGGCTCATACTTTCTCCGGGCACAAAAAAACCGGCCTAGGCCGGTTTGTATTTGATTGGTGTCATTTTCTGGTTTTGGCGAAAACCGCTTTGAAGCCGTTCAGGTCATTTTCGCTTACCACGACTTCTGTGTTGCATACTTTGAACTCTACTTTTTGAGCCGATGCAAGATTCTCCAGCGCTCCTTCCGCGGGCCTGAGCTTGAACCGCTCGATAACTGTGCCGCTTGTGATTTCTGCAGAGTAATCGGTGGCCATACCAGCCACCGGCTTACCATCAGCCAGCCAGTAAACGTGGTTGCAAGACCGATATTGCTGCGTGTCGGAATAGGTTAGGATCTCAATGCTGAGCCTAGATACTGCCATGTCCTTATCGCCGTAAAGAGCGCTAGTCAGTACGAACTGATTGGGGCCAGAAGGAATAGGCGCCCAAGAAATTGTCCTCACTCCTGAGAACCTATCGATCGAGTCATTTATCGTCACCGCCAAAACCCTGCCACCGCCAACCATGGCCATCCCGGCCAAGGCCACCACCGCCAAACGCTTCATGCGCGCCCTCCTTGTTGATGAGGGCAATCTACCACAGCCCTGCGGCCTCCGGCGCTCACTCTACCCCTGTCTACCCATCCACCCTGGACGGAAAGCCAGTACATGGCCCCGGTCGGGGCGTAGTAGCGTTGAGCCTCCCACGAACCGCCCCGGTCCGTTGCCGGAAAGCCCATGGACTGGGGCACGATGACCTAGGAGGTCAAAATGCAAACTGTAGATCAGCGCCTTCAAGCGCTAGAGCAGGCCATGAACAGCGTCCCATCCGCCGTACTCAATGCCCTGCTGGCAGTTGTCACCGCACTCGACAAACAGAATTCCTTCGATAAGGCGGCGCTCAAGAACGAACTTGAGGAACTAAAGTCGATTACGATCGAGAACGGTAACGCTGCAGCCTACAAAGACATCATTTCCCTGATTCAGTCGCGGATTTCGTAATTGTTTTGTCGGCGCCTACGCTAGTAGGCGCTCCAAGGCCGAGGCCCGCAGCTGCATTTCGCTGATTGTTCAGTACGACGACTTGTAGCTTCATGCCCTTCTCCTGCGGCGCTGCCGCTTCACTTCGCGTCCCGATGACGCAACACAAGACGTGTCCGGTCGAGCCATGGACCGCCGAACACGATGATTCGCGATGCTTCCTAGTCAGCCGCCTCAGCCATCACGGCCAGCGCTTCATGCTCCATGATGCGAAGGTCGGGGAAGAGATCGGCCAGCTTGTGGCGCTTGATGCCGAGCATTTCCGCCGCCGCCGGTATGGCCGCGTAGTCCAGCCCGGAGGGCCCGCCCGGCCCGAAGCGCCACTGCGTGCCCAGCGCCTCAAACAAGCAGAAGGCCGGCCATACATCCGGCCAGACCTCCACATCCTCGACCTCGATGTCGTCGAGCGTGAGCCCCAGGAACGCCAGCTGCTCGGCGGACGGTCCCTGTTCGTACAAGGCCCGCGCCGCCGTCTTCAGTTTCCCAGGCGGGCCGGGGTGTAGGCTTCCTGATAGGCATCCAGAACGGCTTGAGGTGCGCCGACGCAGGTGGTGACCAGATCGAGGATTGCCTGATCCGTGAACTTGTCATCGAACCCCCAGTCGGCGGTGACGGCCTTGATCTGACCGGCCTGCAGCTGGACCTGCCCAGTCGTGAACTGCTCCAAGCTTGCGCCTTCGGCCTTGCACTTCTCGGCGTGCTCTTCGAAGGCCTGGTTCCAGCCGTCGTAAAGTTTGGCCAGGGCGGTGCGATCGAAGTAGCGGAAGGTGAACTCAACCGCCACCGGGTCGCCGCCCACGCGCGGGATCTTCACCTCGGCGGTGAACGTCGGGTTTTGCGCGATCTTGATCTTCGGCATGGTGGCTCCTTAGACGGCCAGGTAACGCAGCGGGCGACCGGACAGGCCGACGCTGATAGTGCGCGTCATGATGTTGTTCCGCTCCATGGTCGGAGTGGTAGTGATGCTGACGTAGCCTGGGTAGAGGATCTGATCACCGTTGCGCAGCTTCAGGCGCACCACGGTCAGCTCCTTGGAGTCGTCGAAGCCTTCGACGGCGCCTACGTAGGCAGCGGCCGGCTGGTCCTCGACCACAATGGCCAGGCTCAGCGGGTTTCGGTTGGTCGGGAACTGGCGGTCGTCATCGTCTTCCAGATAGCCGACGGTGGCGAACTGCTGCTCTCCGCCCGACGGGGTGAAGCCGGTGACCTTGGAGATCTGTACCCAGTCTGTGACCGGGATCACGGAGCCCAGGCCCGCGCCAGGGGTGTAGATCTCGGCGTTTGAGGTGCTGATGCTGCCCAGGCCGAAGCTGTCGGTCAGCGGATTCACCACGCGCGCGGCGCGGTCGGTGAGTTTGGCCCAGCCGGAGTCGATCAGCACCACATCCTGCGCGGTCAGGGCGTGACCTACAGCGCTCAGCACTGGAGGCGCGGCGTTGGTGATTGCGGTGAAGGGGATTGCGGCCCCCAGGGTCGCGGCGATCTCAACGATAGCGCCGTTCGGCAGCGGGAAGCGTGCGGCCATGGTGTTTTCCTCTTGGGTAGAAACGAAAAAGCCCGCACGCGGCGGGATTTTGGGGTGTCAGGACTATTCAGCGCCGATGCAGCAGGCCGCCCGGGCGAAGCTCTTCGCGGATGACCTGGCGGATTTTGTCGGCAGGATCGGTGATGTGGAACGACAAGGGGTCGATGAAAGCGGCGGATACCGACGCCTCAGAGATTGCGGCGTCGGTCGAAGGCTCAACTCCAAGCCCCATTCCGGCAGCCACGTACTGGCCCTGCGGGCTCAACTGCATCTTGACCGACCACATGGCCAAATCAGTCAGGGCCTGACGGATGAACACCTGATCTCCCTCAACAGCAAATGGCAGTTCGGCGGGCTGCTCGTCATCCATGCCGTGACCCAGCCTGACCATGACTTTCCCATTGGCCATGATGGCTAAGCCGTCAGCATTGATGGTCACACCAGACCGGACCTGACGGGCAGCACGTTCTGCTGCTTCCTGGCCAGTCTCGAGACGCCGGTAGGTCAGGGTGGTGCGGATATCCGAGCCGTCACGATCGAACGAAATGTCCTCGGTAGAGAACTCGGCGCTGTCGCGATACTCGGCCGGGATCTTCATCACCTGATCGCCGATGAACTTGTAGCGCTCGACTGCGTTACTGGGCAGGCCGCTTTCGGACCACTCACCAGCCGTGACGGTGATCAATTGGAGGCCGCTGGGCGGCGACCCGGCACCGACACTTACTCCATTGATCTCGATCGAGCCCGCCTTGAGGTCAAGGCGCATGCCCGAGGCGCCTGGCACATAGTTGGTACTTTGCATCTGCATACATGCTCTCCGTTCAGGCCGCATCAAGGCCAAGGGTCAGTTGAAGCTGGTCTCGCCAGTACTCGACCTGATGCTCCAGGCCAGACTTCTTGTTTCGCCAGCGAGCCAGTTCACGACCGCTCAAGCTTGCTACAGCCTTGGCGTCATCGAGAGCGCGGCAGGCGCGGTCAAAATGCTGTTTCTCATTCAGCTCGCCGCGCAGGAGGGCATCAATGTGCAGGTCGGCCCATACGGCAAACTTCAGGTCCAACCATCGAGCAAAGGCCACGCCCAGCTTCGGATGCAGCCAGGTGCCGCTCTGGTAGCGACCGCGCCGCGTTTCTAAAAGTGACCGAGGCTCACAATTAAGCGCCTCGGCTAGCGCCCCCATGTACTGCTTGGTTTCTTCCTGCTTCAGCCAATCACCCGGGCGCTTGCCGAAGCGCTTTGCTACGTCAGTGGCATTGATCCAGCCCTCGCTACTGAAGCGCACGTCCTGGCCTTGGTAGTGAAATGGAATGACGTTGCTCTCGATCATCTGTGACACCTCATTCATCAGGCGAATAGATACGCAGCCGGGGCGGACGGATGAACGAACATCCACCGTTCGGCTGTACGGGCCTAGGCTGCGTGTTTGGTTGGCCGCCAATAGGGGCCGTTGAGCGAATTATTGGTCCGCGACGCCGCGGTAGGTGAAGCTGGCCGGGACTGTATAGGTCGCCGACTCAGGAATGGTTGGGCCCTGGTCAACTGGTTCGGTGACCAGGCCTTCGAAGCCGTTGCGGCTGAGAGCAGAGTCCACCCGGAAGAGGATCGAAAGCTCTTCCACCAGGGCCTCAGCGGCTGCCAGAGGCTGGCCCGCCGGGCACACGATGCTCACCTGGTAGATACCGGTGTACTCGTAGGCCTCGCCGCCCAAGTACCGGCAGGTGGTTGGTCCTGGCAACAGGAAGGCTCGAAGGTATGTCTCGTCAGGTCCAGGCTCGAATCCCTGCTGAAAGTTCGCCACCCGGACGGGGTAGGACGCAGCCCAGGCCGCCAGCTTGATCTCGATCGCCTGGCGGGCGCGTGCATGGCTCATGCGGTGACCTCTCGTACGGCCTGCTCGACCATCTGCTGGAAACCGGCCAGGGTGATGCGCACCATGCCAGCCGGGGCTTGGCCGCTGTGGCCGTACTCCAGCGGGATGGCGTAGATCAGGTTGTTGACCAGGTAGGCAGTCTGCCCGTAGCTCAGGTGCTGCACATCGGCTACCAGCTGGGCGATGGTGTCGTGACCCTCTGGGTCGTAATTGTCTAAGCTGGCACTGGCCGGCGCGTCGACGGTGAACTGCCAGTTTCCACGGAATCGCCCGGTATCCACCGGCGACAAGCGGATGACGGTTGTACCAATCTCGATCATGACGCGGCGGAACACCTCTTCCATGGTACCCAGCGTCTCGTCGCGGAACCGTTGCAGTTGCTGGGCGAACGAGCCATTCAGGCCGCCGAAGCGGGACGTCATGTGGTTGGCCATGCTACGCCCTCGCCTGCACTTCGAATCCGACGTCCAGGCCGGCGTAATTCCAGGGCGCAACTGCGATCAGGGTGTAGGTCTTCCCGTCGAAGATCACTTGGTCCTGGGTTGTCGGCACCGGCAGTTCAGTGCCGTCGAGCTTCTCCGGCGACACCAACAGCTTGACGTCGCCCTGCCTGATGCGGGTTCCGTCGATATCCTTCTGCGCGTAGGTGTCGCGAAACGCGGAACCGGCATGGCTCACGGTGACGGTCGTCGCACCCCCTGCGACCGGGTCGTATGCGCCCTGCTGCCGGCGCTGCAGGGTCATTTCTGCGCCCTTCCCGCCTCTGTCCCTGGGCGCAAGCATGCGCACCGCCAACGCCCGGCAGCGGTCGTAGATGTCGGCCATGGGTCAGGTCCTCAGGTGGTAGATCAGGTAGCAGCGGCAGTTGGCGGTCTCGTCGTAGCCAGCACCCAGGGCCCTGTCGCCCGGGTAGCGCAGCAGCGCGCCGCTATTGGTGCGGAAGGCCTGGCCAAGGATCACCGTCTCGCCGCGCATGTGCCGGTGGCTGTTGCGCACCTTCTCGTCGGCCCGATCCCGCCATTCTTTCTCGACCCTGGATCGGTCCAAGCCTTGGGAAACCAGCTGCTCCCAGGCCTGATCGCGGCCGGCGTTGAACGATTCGGTCGCCGCAGTCCTAGCCAGCATCTCGACATGGGTCTTCAACAGGCGATCGGAGTACCGCACGGCGATTTTCTCGACATCGGCGGCGGCCACTGGCTTGCCAGCCTCAAGCGCCCGCCGGACGATCCCATCGAAGCGGCGATCCCGGCGGGTGCGGTTGAAGTACTTTGCCATCTGCTCAGGGTCGCCGCTCAGCAGTTGCTGGCGAGCGTTGACCACGTACCGAGCCATGTTGCCAGGCAGGCCCAGCACTCCACCGGTGCGCCTGCCCGTCTGCGCACTGGTGCGGCCAACCAGATCCAGAGCGGCCTGTCGCGCTGTGCGCTGTGATCCGCCAATGGTGCGCCGGCTGCCCATCACCGCACGGATGGCGTCTCGCACGCCATCGGCGGACACCTGGCGCGCTTGCTGGATCTGCTGAGCGATCCTGGCCTGAGCATGCTCAGTAGATGGGTCGAACTCCTTCCGGCCGATCTCCCGCCGCAGCGGGGCAGGAATCACAATGGCGAGCATCTCGAAGCGCGCGCCGGCCAGGAAGGCGCCGCGCACGGCTTCGGCGAAGGCCGCCAGCGCGCCCAGGCTCAGCAGAGCCACCAGGCCTTGCTCGTCATCCTCAGCAATGAGCCGCTCGACCTCCGCGATCACCGCAGCGTCCACCGCGGCGCGGATCGAGTCGAGGTAAGCCTTCTGCATGCCCGGTTCCAAGGCCTCGATGGCCCGCAGAATCTCTGCGGCCGTCATACGACGTACACCGCCGGCGCCGGGCAGCGCACGACCAGCAGCGGGTACAGCAGCGAATCGATAACGCCGATCACTGGGCGGATGCTCGGGTTGCCGTTCTTGGCCACCGCGAATTCTTGCTCGAGCGGGCCGACTTTCTCGCGCTGCACCACCTGGGATGGGACGAAGTCGGGATTCAAGCTGCCCGGAGCGACCTGCTCACGGGCGGCGGCCTCGTAGGTGGCCTGCTCGATGGCAGGCGGTACGATATCCTCCGGCACCTGATCGCCCATGCGATCCACTGCGCCAGTGCGCGGCCACTGCAGCAACTGGCTGTATCCTCCAGCCTTCTGGCCGGGGAAGACGTACACGCAGCCTGCGGTCGCGTTGCTTGCCTGCTGGCCTACCATGCCGTCCACATACCCCGATGCCCGCACCAGGGCGGCCTGCTTGTCCTCGTCAGTGGCTGCGGCCCAGGCGGCATTGCCGCGGGCAGCCAGGTACGCATCGGCGCCGGCCAATGTCCCGTAGAAGTCAGGCATCGTGGTATCTCGAATTGATGGGCGCCGGATCTGCCGGAACGCCCGGGGTTGTTACGGGTGCTTGGCCAGCTCGGCCTGCAGCTCTTCCAGGGTGACGTCGTCGCCGACTTCAATGCCCTTTTCCTTGAGCTTGGCGATCGCGTCTTCCTTGGCTTTCGCCTCGGCTTCAGCCAAGCGCTTCTGCAGGCTCTCGATGCCGGAATTCTTACCCGCATCGATGCCCAGCGCCTTCAACTTCGCCAGCAGCTCGTCCTTGTCGTCGCCGCCGCTGGGCGCTTTCTGCGATTCGCCCTCGACAGTGAGGATGCCGTGCTTGAGGTAGTAGGCAATGACCTTGTGGCCCTTGACCTTGTCCCAGCCCTTGACCTCGACGGTCTGCTGGGGCGCGACCAGTACGCCATTGGGCAGGCCGATGGGGGTGCGGTCGCTGTTGTTGGTTACCTGTGCCATGTCTCGCCCTCCTTACAGGCCGTCGACGTACAGCATTTCTTTCGGACGGCGCACATCGACGCCACCCAGACGGAAGATGCCGGGCACCTCGGTGCGCAGCGGGCCGGCGATGTACGCAGGCAGGAAGCGATGCGGCATCGGAATGTGGATCTTCACCACGTTCGGGTCGCGGCGGTAGGCGACCATACGGCCAGTGCCCCCGGCGCCAGCAGTGTCCAGGCCGCGCATGGCACGGATCACCAGCGGACGACCGGTCTGAGCGGTGTACACGTTCTTGCTCAGCAGCCAGGACAGGATGGTGTCGGTGCCGTTGTCGTTCAGCGGGGTGGTGCTGATGTGCAGGAACGCGCTGTACGGCATCAGCAGGGTGTCAGCCAGGCCGGTGTACAGAGTGCCGGCGTACTGACCGGCCAGCGCCTTGTTCACGTCAGCCAGGATCTGGCCGGGGGTGGCGGTATCCCAGTCACCGGTGGTCGCAGCGGCAGCGGTGACGGTTGGGGCGTTGGTCAGGCCAACGAAGCCCTTGCGCGCATCGCCGTAGAGGGCGACCTTGTCGACCATCTCCTCGTAGGCGCGGCGCGCAGCGGCGGCATCGCTTGCCTGCAGGTTCAGGCCGAGCATCTGCGCCTGGCTGACCTCCTCCAGACCGAAGCCGTAGCCGATACCTGCCATGTGGATTGCAGTCTCGTGCTTGGCCATGTCGGTGCCGGCCATCGGGATGTCATCGGCGTTGCCGTTGATCCAGTCGGCCTTACCGTACTTGTCCGAGGAGTAGTAGGTGACGGTTTTGGCCCACGGGTGGGCGCTGGTGTCGACCGGCACCAAGGTCGGGTATTGGATATCCGGGTAAACGGTCTCGTTGACCTGGCGCTCGATGTGCGAGGTCTGCGAGATCACGAAGCCCAGGGCGGCCTGGGCGTCGAGCAGTTTGTAAGTCATGGTTGGCTCCTATGCCATTGGCCGATTAGGCGGAAGGTGCAGGCACAACGCCGAGGCGGACCTGAGCGACCTGGTTGGCGGCGGTGGTGCTGGTGTCGTATCGCGCGCCGGGGATGAGCACGCCGCCCAGGGTGACGGGCGAGCCAGCGGCCACTGCGGCCGGCGCGGTAACCCACACTGGGCCTTCGGTGATCAGGCGGGCCGAGTCGTACTGCTTGAAGCCGTTGGCCTCAGCCTGCAGGGAGCGCTCGCGAACGGTGATGCCGACGAACTGAGCCGCGGTACCGGTGTTCTTGATGCCCTTGTCCTGCACGCCCTGGAACGCCGGCAGGCCGAAGCCGATGCCGTTGGCGTCTTCCACGGTGCGGGAGATCAGGGTCTTGGGCGACATGTCGACCAGCTGGCCGGGGACCGCCGGGCGAATGCTTTCGGAGTAGGTATCTTGAACGGCCATTACTTGGCACCCCCTTTCCAGGCGTCTTGCAGACGCTGTTCGTAGGCATCCTGCCCGTTGTCATGCACGTTCTGCGGCTTGTGGTCCTTGTTCCGGAAGTGCTGGCGCACCGGATCGGTGGCAGCGTCTTCGACCAGCATGTCGAATCGAGCGTCGATGTAGGCCTCGCTTTTGCCGGCGATCGCCGCATCGCCCAGCTTGCTTACCACCGCGGCCTTGCGGATCTCGGCGTCGCTCTTGCCGCTGTAGTCGGCGTCGGAGATGGTCTTGGCCTTGGCGATCAGGTCGCCGCGAGCCTTGACGCGCTCGTCGAGCTGGGCGTCGGTGACCTGTTTGGCCTTCAGGCCGTCGATCTCGGCGTCCTTCTTGGCCAGGTCTGCGTCCTTGGCTGCAATGGCGGCGGCGTGTGCAGTTTCGGCGGTGCTCAGCTTGCTGGCAGCATCGGTAAGGCGGCCTTGCAGGGTGGCGATGACGATGGCGCCCTGGTCGGTTACTTCAACCGGGATGCCGTCGACGGTAACCGTCTTCAGGGTCATGGGTTTTTCCTCGGGGGTTGGGGTGTGTTGTGGCCAGGAGTCGCCGATGCTTGCCCGGCTGCCGGCCCGCCCGCGCTGAACGATGGCGATGTGGTCGGCGATGATGTTGGTCTGCTTGGCCTGGTAGGCCGTGCCGTCGGGGGCAATGCCGTCTTCCCAGACCAGCTCGCAGCTGTAGCCCACGCTGAGCTCGCGCTTGCCGGCCTGCACCGCGCTGACGGCGTCGCCGTCGGTGATCTTGAGGCCGATCTTCAGGTACTCGCCGTCGCGCAGTACCTCGTCGCCAGTGGTGCCCACCGCAACCTGCTTCCAGTTGGCAGAGGTGACAGGCTGGGCCGGGTGGTCGTTGGTCATCGGGATCTTGGAGAACGACTCCAGCGAGCGCTTGGAGAAAACCTCCTTTTCGTCGCGGTAGACGTTCACGACCTTGAGGTCTGGCCGGCCTACCTCGACGCCCAGGTACTGCTGAATGCCGGTGCGCGCAGTGAGCGCAAAAGCCTCCAGGTAGCCGGAATCGCTCAGCTTGGTGTCACCCAGGCTGACTGTGTCGGTGATGTGCATGGATTACCTCAGGGATCGATGTTCGCGGGATCGTTGGCCGGCGGGTCATCGCCGCCCTCTTCTTCCTCGGGCAACTCTCGGCCGAACTCGTCCAGTGCGGCCTCCAGGCCGGGCAGAACGCTCTGCTCGACCAGCATGGTGGTGGCCGCCTTGCTAAGCGCGTCCTCGTTCCACAGTTTGGTGTCTGCGAGAACCTTGACGGTGTCTGCGGTGCGCTTGTTGATCTCCGATTGCTCGGTCGCGGTCGGCTGCCAAAGCGGCTTCCAGATGTAGTGGATCTCGGCGGGCCGGCTGCCCAGGGCGGATCGAAGCAGGCACTCGTCGAGCAGTTGCATGGCCGGGCACATCTCAAGCTCTTGGATGGCCTGGATGCGGTCGTAGTAGTTACGCAGGTCGGAATCGCCCGTGGCGTTCATGCCTGACGGGGCTTGCCCGAGCAGGCGCGTGGCCGGTATGTCGGCAGCGCCGGAAACAGCCTGCAGGAAGCGGTCGATGATGTCTGGCAGACCGCCGAAGCTGGCCGTCTTGGTCTCGTACTCCTCCTCCTTGTCGAGGAGCAGCGCGCCATTGATGCCCTTGGCCATGGCCGCCAGGCGGATGCGCTCCAGCACCCGCTTCTGGAACCCGGGGTCCTGCAGCTGCTGCATGAAGTCGGGGATCTTGATGACGTCGACCTTCGCCTCGAACACCAGGCTGGCCGTGTTGGCCATGGTTCCATCGGACTGCTTGATCGCCTCGAACACGGCCTGCAAGACCGAGTCGCCCCAGCCGAACTCATTGCCCACCGCCAGCTCAGGGTCGGGATGCTCGGCGCCGATGAAGATCACCAGGCGGGATGGATGTATTTCGACGGCGCTGCCGGCCAGTCGGTAGGCCTTGGGCTTGCCGAACAGCGGCGATTGCGGGTCCTGCTCCAGCTCGGTGGGCGACAACTGCCGGCGGTTCATAACCGTCAGATACTTGATGCCCCCGTCCTGGATGCGTTCGGGGTTGAGCGGCTGGGAGGTGTCCCGCTCACCGGTGCCGATGAACAGAGCCGCCCCGCCGAACAGCCTGGCCCGGGTCAGCGCCTGCTTTACCTTGCCTCGCACATCCAGGCGCTTCTCCTCGGCCTCGATCTTCTCGATCTGCTCCTTGGTGGCCTGCCAGCCACGCCAGCGTCGGGTGGCGTCCAGCGGCGGGATGTCTACGATCTTGCGCGGCAGCCAGGCCCCGCGGTAGGCGTTGCTCAGCTCGATGTCCGACATGACCACGGGCGCATAGACCGAGCCCGAGGCCTTGTCGCGCTCCGTGCCCAGGTTTGCCACCAGGTTCACCAGCTTGTCGCTGAGGTATCGGACTACGCCCATTAGGAAACACCTGCGAGGGAGTACTTGTTGATTGGGTACTCTTTGTGGATGAAGTAGCCGCCGGCATCTGGCCGGTGGTCATTGCCCTGCTTCTTGTCCGGCTCGCCGCTCGGGTCCCAGATCTGCTGCTCGAGGTCATCGGCATAGGTCGGGCACTTGTCGGCGTTGATCCGGTACCGGCGCTGGCCGGCGGCGTTGCAGAACATGGCGTTCATGGAGTTGATGCGGTCTTTCACCGGTGGGTTGGCACCCGGCGCCGAGACCATGAACCCCGCCTGTTTGAGCAGGGAGATGTCGGTCTCGCTGGCCTTCACCGACTTTCGGGATCCCCCCGAGGCGTCCGGATAGACTCGGATCTGCCGCGTGTTGCGGTAGTCGGTGCCGTCGAACAGCCAGTAGCGCTCCTTGATCTGGCGGATCATGTCGGGCGTGTCGTAGCCGTTGATGATCTCGTCCACCGCGTGCGGCAGGCCAAGGCGCTTCACATGGACGATTGCCGACATCTTGCCGACGTTGAAGTCCATACCGATGAACAGAGCCTCGCCAGGCTGGATAGTCTCCTGGCTGCCGTTCAGCTTGCGGTCGTAGGCGGTGTAGATCGTCCCAGACGTCAGGTTGACGAACTGGCCGTTCAAGTAGGCCATGATCAACTGCTCGGGGTACGAGTCCATCAGCGAAGGGATGTAGTCCGGCGGCAGATTCAACTCATTGTCGAACGTGCTGGCCTGGACCAAGCCGTACATGTCTTTCAGCGCCGGCTTCTCGCGCAGCTGCTTCACGAACTGCTGATAGACGAACTTGAACCCTTCAGGGGTCGTGGTGACGTCTACGCCGTTCTTGAGCCCGTCCACGTTGTAGCGCATACGGGCGATGATCTTGCGCCAGGCGTGCTCGGCCTTGAGCTTTGGCAGGACGTCCAGCTCATCGACCAGGGCATGCCCGATCTTGAAGCCAACGATGGTCTGCGGCTTCTCCATCGAGCGGCAGATGGTCGTGCTGCGGTACTGGCCGCCGCTGTAGAACTCGACCTCCTTGTCGCTCTCCTTCGTCTTGACCTTGAGGCCCCAGTCGAAGGCGACCTCCTCGATGGTAGGGAAGAAGATGTCGCGGATCTGCGGGTAGGTCGGGGCGAAGTAGCCGGAATCGATCCGGGGCCATTCCCATACGTGCTTGCACAGCGCCGCACATCCCACCCAGGTCTTGCCTGAGCCGAACCCTGCCACGAAGCCGCGGAACTTGTGCGGCATGTTGATGAAGCTGGCCTGCGGGCAGTTAAGCGTCGGCATCGCGCTTCCTCGCATCCATCACCGTGACTTGCACCGATGTAGGCACCGCATTGTCGAGCGGGCCATCCACCTTCGTCTGCCTGTTCACGTAGACGTCGCCGACCTCTTTGGCCGCCTGCTCTAGCAACTGGGCAGTCAGGGCCATGTTCTTCATGGACTCGGCCTTCTCAGCCATCCGGCCCAGCGCGCGGAGGCGGTATGCCCGATTGGCGATGGGAATGTCCATCGTCTCCTCGCGGAACCTGGCACGTGCCTCGTGAAACATCTCCACCCAGCGCTTGGCGAGGGTCTTGCTGCACCGCTTTGTAGGGTCGTGCGTCTCCACCTGCTGGCGGGTCACATCGACATTGAATTCACGCTTGACGGCCTCCGCCACCTGAGAGGGTGTATCGAAGCAGGCCAACGCCTGAACGATGAAGGCCTTCACCTCGCTGCTCAGGGCTGCCATAGGTTGGGATTCCGTCTATTGCTGTCTAACCTCAGGCCGACTTGAGCAGACAGGTTCCGCAGGCCCTCGAAATGTTGATCTTGGCCACCTCAGGCGGCCGGCTTGCAGCGTCGATCAGCTGCTGTACTTCTTCGCTTGCCCCGTAGCGGCGGACCACGCCGACGAACTCCTCCACGTCATGGCCGCGCAGGTAGAGCTTGGGCAGACCGTCGCGGGTGAACTTGGGAGCGCCGTACTCATCAGTCGCCTGAGCTATGTGAAATAGCTCATGCTCTACCAAGGCGCAGAACTCGGCGTCGGTGCACTGGGCGCAGTAGTCGGCGGCCAGGGTGATCAGGTAGGTCGGCTCCTCGCCGAACCACTGCCGCATCTGCTGCTCTTGCCGGGCCTTCTGCCATCCACCAGCGCGGAACATGAGCTGTTCAGCCTGTCCGAGAACGACCCGCCCCTGCTTGGCGAATCCGCTGGATGCCCAGAGCACGCCGATGTTGGCGTCTATCAGGTGGGCGTGATCCGGATTGTGGATGCTGCCAGTGTCGGCAAGGATCTCGCTCTGCACCCAGTCCCACACACCAGTGGCAGGGCGCAGGGTAAGCCAGAGCGACTCGAGCAGGTCGGCTGGCGGCATCGGTCTGCTCATACCCTCTCCCGCGCCACGAAACGGCGCACCTCTGTTTTGTGGCGCGCTTACCGGCGCCGCGACTGATCGAACAACCTGGCCACGTTACCCTTCGAGCGCAGCGCCAGGATGAACAGGATCCCGAATATCAGCGTGCTGGGCAGCGATGTAGCCGGCCACTGTCCATACAACAGGATCGCGCCGATGATGCTCAGCCACTCCTGACCAAACAGGGAGGCCAGGCAGAAGGCGCACAGGCTGGGGAGGAACTTGTAGCTCGACTCGCCCCGCCGATACATGAACGCGATGACGAAGCAGATACCGCCGCAGAACCCGGCGTGCGCCAGAGTGATGGTTTGGTCTAGGGTCATTGGCCCCCTCGCTTGGGGAACAGGCTGCCAATCGCTGCTGGCAGCTCGGTTACCCACTTCGGCAGTTTGCCGGTGTTGAACGACTCCAGAACGCTGATGCTCACCAGGACCGTCACGAGGCCGCAGCCGAATGCCGCGATGCCGCTGGTCTTCGTCCAGGCCTGGGCCAGGATTTCGGCAGATCCGTAGTACCCGCCTATCCAGCCGACCAGTAGGTAACCCAGGCGCTGCCATAGGGTCAGGTCTTTGGCCCAGAGGACAAAGAGCAAAGAGCTCCCGAACGCACAGACGACAGCATTCAGGTCAATCGTTGGTAGGCAGCTGGCAAGGGCGATACCTCCAGCCCCTACAACCGCGCAAGCTGCTGGGGTAGCGGCATCGGCCATGTTCAGTCCCTTAGTGTTTGTAGCGGAATGGCGCCGGGCCGCGGATGTCGAGGCCGGTGGCGAGCACCCATAGCGCGAAAAGGAGGATGCCAGCGCTCAGTGCCACAGCCAGGAATGTGGCCCGGCGCTCTTGGGCCGAACCGTCGGGCCTTTTGAAGCCCTGAATGATGAATATGCAGCCAAGGAAGACATTGGCGCTGATGTCGCGGTGTAGGGTGTAACTGGCCAGGGCCATGGCAAATGCCAGGAGGCTCCATGCGGTTGATGGCTTCATGCTGTTTCCACTTCTCCCTGCTACGATCAAAGACTCACCATCTAGCGAGCCATACCGATATGAGCGAAAAAGGAACACTCGTGATTTCATTCCGGCAGGGAGATCGAGACCTGCAGATCCTTCAGGACATGGTCCCGCTACACGCATCCGAGGAGACCGTGCTTTACCACCTGCTTTCCAGCTACCAAGGAACTCGTATCGGGGTGGATGTGAACCCAGACGCGCGCGGAGTCGAAAGACTTCGACCTCAGGTTGAGGCGCTCGGGATAAGCGATGTCACCTGGAAGTTCGCATAAAAAAACCCGGCTCAATGGCCGGGCTTTATGCATCACTCCTCAACACGCGCAGGAATGACAGGATGGGGATAATTTCGCTCAACCGCTCACTGGTGTCAACAGCCAATTACGCAGCGTGACTCATAAGCAACCCTTCTGCTTCCAGAATGCGCTGAACTTCCCCTAGCGCTTCTGCCACCAGCTCGTTCAACCTCTCGTTGATATCTGCCCTCCAGCGCCGCCGGGTGGACTCAGGTGCGGCATCCAGATCCCATGTGTTCATGTCGTAGAAACTGTCGGGCAGGATGATCACATCCTCCTCCACGGCCTCGACGCGCTTCTTGCCAACAACTCCGGCAGCAACCGCGGCCCTGATGAGGGCCTCTCGACGCCATGCCGGAGTATCCAGTGGAATGTCCAACGATACCGCCTTGGCACCCTTTCGCGATGCACCTGGTAGCTTAGGAATGGCCCAGGCCGTGACTGCCTTGAACACGAACAGTGGCTTGGCGGGGCTCGGGATCAAAGGCTTCACCGCAGCGATCGCCTTAACCTTCATTGCTTTGCTGGTGCCGTACTTCGCTACCAAGGCGTCCCAGTGACGCGGGATCAGCTGGTGGTGAATGCGCGCGGCCAACCAGTAGTCGACTTGGGTTCGGTCCAGATCTCCACTGGTGGACGACAGCGAAGCGAGGCAGCCGCCCTCCTCCTCGTTCGGGTTGTAAAGCTTCTGCCAGGCCTGGCCCTTCGCCGCGCCTTTCTCACCTGCCGCCAGGGCGGCAACCACTGCTCCGGATACGCTCGAGTAGATCATGCTGCTGCCCTCCTAAGGTCTTTAAGTTGTTGCCTGTACAGCGCCTTGATGGCCTGCAGGTCTTCGATGGTTTCTTGTTTCATCCCGTCAAGACCTCTTGTGTGGCAGCGCGTGAAGGTCGAGGTAGTCGTTCCTGGCCTTGATGGCTTGGGAGATATCTCTGAATCTTCCAAGGTGGATCTGCTTTCGTTTCCACTGCACCTTTGCCGCCCACCTCCCTCTGTCCCACGAAATGCCAACATGGCCGCTTGTGTTCTTGTCGGTAAGCCGGCGGTTGGCGGCCTGGACGTTGTAATCGGTATACCGGCAGTTCTCAGGGCAATACCCTTTGCTCGACTCGATACGGTCCAGGGTCAATTGGTCGGTGTAACCATTCGCCAGAGACCATTCCATGAACGGCTCGAAGCTCATCCATTCATCGCAGAGGGTGACGCCGGCGTACTTCTCTACCTCCGAACCCCGCGGGTTGAGGCAACGTCGCTTCATGTTCGCCCAAGTGACGTGGAGTCGACTGTTGGCGTTGTTGAGGCCGTGCGTGGAGCGCTTGCGCCCTCCTCGCTTGTTGGCGCAGGGCGGACAGCAACCCGTCATGGACTTCAAGCGATCCATGCGCGACGAGAACTCGACGCTGCATGTGCAGCACTGGAATACACCCATCGACCGGCTTGCCCCCGAACGCTTCTCTAGAAAGGTCCTGAGCAGAATTACATCGCTACCCATAGCAAACCTCCTCAAGCCGTTTTTCGATGCGCCGGGCTTTCTTGCTGAACACCACCTTGACCCGCTTCAGGTAGGGGATGTCGTGACGGGCGATGTCGCTGTTGCACTCCAGCCAATCAACCTTGGCCTGTCCGATCTTCTCGATGAGCGAGGGCCGGTAGGCCATGATGTTTCCGCTCAGGAAGTTGTTGCAGGCGCTGCAGGACTTGTTCATGTTCCAGAGGTTGAAGCGCAGGTGCGGGGCGGCGCCGACACTGCGGAAGTGGGAGCAGTGCCACTGCCCCTGCCACGATGCCGGCTTGTCGCAGCTGACACAGCCAAGGTGAGCGTCCCGAAGGCGCACGTAGCGGTTGATTGCTGCCTGGGCCTCCTTGGCGTACTCGGCGCGCGTCTTCAGCTTCTCCCGTCTCTCCTTGAGGCCTTCCCGGGCCTGCCTGGTGATGGCCTTAGCCGCGATCTTCTGAAGCTTCGGGTCTTTGGCTATGGCTCGGGCACAAGCGATGCTGCACACCTTCTGGGTGCTCATGTTTGGCCTGAAAGGCTTTCCACAACCTGGCGCCCTGCACTTCTTCGGCTTTATCTCCTTGGCCAGAGTCATGCGGCCTCCTCCCCTAGCAGATCACCGAAGAACACACCCTTGGCTGTGAACTCGACAGCGATGCGATCGGTGTACATGCAGCCCTGCTCGCGATTGAACAAGCGGGTCACCGGGAAGCCGTCAGGACCGAACATGGCGCAAGCGCCCATCCAGCGGAGCTTGATCTCGTACGGTAGGTGCAGCAGCGCCAGGTTGTAGCCCTCACGGAACTCGGCGCTGGCCGAGCGCATGATCGGCACACCGTGGTGAAGCTTGCAGTACCGACGGACGTCCTCCACGTCGCCCATCTCGGTGGACTTCGCGATCCGCTCATACATCGCGAACCAGAGAGCGTTCTGGTCCAGGGTTCGGTCCTTGCCCGGGCGCATGCTGACCACGACGAACTTCTTGTCGCGGAACATGCGGGTTAGCATGGTCACGGCCTCGGACAGTTTGGCCTGGCTGTTGACGCTGATCTTTTCAGTCACGATTCGACTCCTTCACCCAGCGGCGCATCGATAGGTCGCAACCCATAGTCAGGCAGACGCCATTGGCCATGCCGCGGTGAGTGGCACGCCGGCGGCAGCCACAACCGCAACGGCGACGCGACTTCGCACCGACTGGCTCGTGATACCGGATCTGTCCCGGCAGCCCGCCGACTTGACCCCAGCCATTCATGCCGCCACGCATTGCAGCGGAGCACGCAGCCTGGGACATTTCGTTGAGGTCACCCATGGGATGACTCCTTGGCCATGGCCGCCACAGGGCAAGGCCATGCCTCCATGTAGGCATCGACGCGCTCGTTGATTTTGTCCTTGTACCCGTCATGACAGATCACTACAGCCGACAGGGCTTCGGCACATTGAACGCGGCAAATTGCCCAGTTGTATCGCTCGGCATCCTTGCGCAGCCCCGCAATGACCTCGTTCTGCGCTTCGTAGCCGGTGCGCAGGCCGGCGAGCTCGGCGCGAAGCTTGTCGATCTCAGCGAGCAAGTTATCAACCTGCCTATCATCGAACAGAGGGTTAACAGGCCAGCCCTTGCCAGCCCAAATTGCGGCCAAATGAGCGTTATAGGTGGTTGCCGACCTATCGGTAAGGTGATCCTCGGTGTACCAGGCCAGGGCCTTGAGCTGTGCTTTGTCGATGGTCATGGCTTCAGACCCTTAATGGATGCGAAGTCGAAGTCGGGCAGTTCGCTGACGCCATTCAGGTAATCGACCATCACCTTGACGTCGTTCTCGTCGCATGCGCCGGGGCTGGCCTGCCAGCAGTAGAACGGATCGGTGTTGGGCATAGCGCCGTAGCAGAGGATCCCGTAGCGGGTGTACATGCCGTCACGAACGATTCCGACCCGAGCCTTGCCCTTGTCGAAGTAGACGATGTAGTGGTTTCCAGCGTCGGAGCGAACCAGCTTCGCCTTCTTGCGGTTGTTGCGCTTGATCCACTTTTGGACTTCTTCGTTCATGGCTTCACCTTCAGGCCCTGGGCCTCGATGGCTTCCTTGGCTTCAACCCTGCGGCACAGGCTGAATATCTCGTCCGCATCCTCAACGTCGCTCATGCTCGGGACGAATTCGTGATGGCGGTGCGAGTCATAAGCTCCCTCGAAGCAAACCACCTTGGGCAGTTCCACCACCACGGACTCGCGCGAGGCCTGCCAGCCCTCCCATAGCCAGTTGTACTTGCTGATGGTGATCGGCTGATCCAGTTTCCAGATGTCCACCACTTCGTACATCCCGATGCTTTCCTTCCAAGCCACACCGGCAGGCACTGGGAATTTCGCCTCGAACTGCTCGCGCATCTTGTTGGTGTCCATCAGTGCTTCTCCTTGCGGCAGTCGTTGCAACCTGGTCGGCAGATCCACTCAAGCTGCGGGTCACCTTCGTGACGCTCAATACGTTCAACCGTGTCGCCGCGGCGCACGCACTTGGCGACGAACTTTGCGGTGTCCTTCTCCTGGCCCTTGTCATCCCAGCAGGAAGCCGACACCTTTCCGCACGCGCGGCGGGCGATGTACTGGCAGCCCAGGAATTTGCGTTGTTCGGTCATGCACCCTCCCCGGCCGGCTGCCCGGCGCGCTTGATGTTCAACTTGGCCAGCAGGTGTGCACGGCACGCGACGGCGCTGGTTGGGACCTGCTGAATCTCAAGCATGCGGGCCTGCTTTTGGTTGGCGTACTCGTCGGCCAGTTGGGCGGCGCCCTTCTGGCTGTCGTGGCCGATGCCGGTGGGGATCTTGCCGTCGAGAGGTTGGCCGTCCTGGGCGCGCCGCAAGACGATCTGGTAGGCGCGCTCGAAGCGAGCCCGTAGCCCCTTGTCGCACTGTTGAGCGGAGCGCAGGTCGAACAGGCCGGTGGCCACGGCGGCGATCTTCACCGCTTCGTGGCTGTAGACGCCGATCAGGGCCTCGATCCACGCATCCGCCGGCGCAGGCATGCCGAAGTCCTCAGGCGTCGGCTGGCACATAGCGATGAACTCACCCACGCTCGGCGCGAAGGGCTTCTTGAGCTTGCGGCACTTCTCGATGCCGAACTCGATCTGCTCCAGCGTGCGGATGCCCTCGGAGGCGAACTCCTTGATCCACTCCTCCTTGGCTGCGGCCAATGCCTCGGTGGAAGGCCACGCCTGGCGCCACGCCGGGAAGATCCCCCGCAGGCGGCGGAACAGGTCGTTCACCACCTCGGCGGTCTCCAGCGACACGACCACGGGACCGCTGTGCAACTCGGGCGGCCGGTTGGCCATAGCGACCATCAGTTGGTTTGCTGATTTCATGTGCGCACCATCAGCCCTTCGGCCCAGGATGAGTCATTGAAGTCGGGTTCGTTGGTCTGACGCCGCTGCCCCTGCTGCGTACCAGGCAGAACTTTCTCTGGGAACAGGCCGGTCCAGCCGTTGCTGATCGACTGGTTGATCACGGCGTCAGGCGCGTGGTGGCCGGCCAGGGTCTTGGCCTGCTTCGCGCAGGTGGTGGCGGTCAGCGGCTTGCGGATCTCTTTGCGGTGCTGGCACCAGTCAGCCCAGGTCAACTCGCTGACGTTGGACGGCTTGCAGGTGAGCGGGTCGAACTTCGGCGCCTTCTTCTTCGCCGAGGGAGCGGCAGCGACCGCCTGCTCTACTGGTTCAGTGACTGGTTCAAAAGAGTGACTGGTTCTGGTGCTTTCTGGGCCTACAGGGGGTGTAGGCTGTGGGCCTACACCTGTGCTTTCTGGGCCTACAGGGGTGCTGTTTGGGCCTACAGGTGCGCGCAGGGTCAGGTAGTACAGATTGGTGCTGTTTCCCTTCGGCCCTTCGCGGTTTTCAATGCGCAGCAAGCCTTGGGCTTCCAAGTGCTTGATATGCTTGCGAACGGTGCTTCGGTCGATCTCGCACTGATCGGCGATGTGCTGGTACGAAGGCCAGCACTCGCCCTGATCGCTCGCGTTGTCGGCCAGCTTGATCAGCACCAGCTTGCGCAGGGGGTTGCCGACCTTGGTCTTCATGGCCTTGACCATCAGTTCCATGCTCATTGGTCATGCTCCCTGGCCATGCACGCAAGAAGCTCGGCGTCGTCAGCCATCGCCTTATCAATGGCTTGGTCAGCAGCAGCGTACTGAAGCCAGAAATGGCGGCCGTCGGTGATCCCTACTGCACGGGCGAGGTTGTTGTAGGGGAAGTCGCGCATATAGCGATACCGCTTGGCGTCAGCGCGTAGGGCTTCGTGATCGGACTGGACGCCATCCCCAGCATCGTCCAGCCTGGTGATGATCTCGCGGGCAGTTCGCGCTGCAGCGTCGAGAGAGTCGTGCCCCGGCGGGATGCCGCCCTCAAGCAGCAGCACAAGCTCCTTGGCGGCCTCCATCAAGTCGCAATACAGGGAGTAGTCACCGATGCCAGCCGCAGTCACTCGGCCTCCAGCCAGCGCCATGCCTAGGTGAATCGGCTCGGCAGTGTCTTTTACAACAAGGGTCACGTATTTCATGGTCGCCCCTTCCTGACCATCTCAGCCAGTTCAGGGAAGCGATCCACGTACCAGTGGGGCTGCGTTTCTCGCGGGCACTGCGGGCTGGTGAGATTCTTGCCGTAGCGCAGCCCCTTGTCGGTGATCGACCAGAAGTCGACCATCTCCTGTTTTGAGTTCTTGCGCTGAAGCACCTTGAGGAAGCCGGCCTGTTGCAGGGCCTTGTTGAACGAAGCAGGGGACATACGAATGCCGTTGTCCTTGAGAAGCGCGGTAAGCGCCTTGGTCGGCAACGAACTTCCGCCAGCTGCGTCAGCCGGCGCATCCACCGCATAGCTGGGCAGGAACTTCGGGTCAAGCCCGTTGCTCTCGGCAATCTTGGCGAGCATCTGCACTTGGCAGGACGCAGCGGGCTTCAGCAGGCGCGTGAAGCACTCCATGATGGCGATCTCGCCAACCACCTTGGTGCCGTTGGCCATCACCGCCTGGCGCGCCTCGGACTGGCCTTCCAGTTCACGCCAGCGCCGAACCACGGCATATCGCATCCGGGCGCTGTACCCGGTCATGAGCGTGTCTGTCAGGTCGCGATCAAGGTGAAAAGCAGTTGTGTATCCGCGCCGGTCCTTGTCCTCTGAGAGATGGCCCAAGATTGGACCATCCTTTTCGAGGTCTGCGATCATTTCCCGGATGTCACGAATCACGTGCTTGTGCGCTTTGCGGGTGATGCTTGCGATTTCCTTCGACGACATCGTGCGCGCCACAGAATTGTGGTTCGCATTTTGTGGCGCGGGCCGGCTGAGGGCCTGTACACTTTGGGTCTGCATATGCATAATTCCCTTCACAAGTTGTGTATTGCAGAGAGCCGGGCCGCGAACCCGGCTTTTTTGTCTCTGCGATTTGGTGTTTCGGTGCTGCATTGGGTGTCCGGCGCATCCGTGGTAGCTTTTTGCTTCCACACGAAAAGGCCATCGGAGGCCGGACATGACTGAAAAATCGGTAGAGCAAAAGACGCTGGATACCCTCAACGCCCTGATAGCGGGCGGACAGTTCCCCAAGTCACTTATCAAGCATGGGGCGAGCGGCTCGAAGCTTGATCTGGCGGCGATCCAACAGATTCATCAGCAGTTGCAGGAGTACTATTCCGGCAAGCCGGTTGAGCCTGAGCCTCGTTACACCCTGGACGGGGTGAGCTGAAGCACGTCTCTATCAGCCGCCGGTAAGCGACCGCATAGAGCTCGCCGGCGGCTGCGACGAAATCATTCACTTCATCGCGGCTTTTCCCGGAATGCAGCAGATGATCGAGCGGATCGCGTAGTGCTGCGGCGCACTCCTTCGCAAAAATTAGCGTTAGCTCGCCTTTCAGTTGTTCCTCGGTCATAGCTTTCTCCAGCGATTGATTGAGGCCCTCAAGAGGCCCTTCGTGAGTCCCTCACCTATCCGGTAGAGGGCCTCTTGAGTCCCACCAGCTCCAGAACCGGTGCCTTCCGCCTTCCTACGAATACCGTTGCGCCGGACGTAATTGCTTCGAGCAAGACCTCGTTCACGGCCTCCTCAAACGTCCAACCCCTGGCTTCCATCAGGCGATGAATCTTGGCTCTGGTCTCTGGCGGCACGTTCTCTTCACAAAATTCCATCGTGCCCTCCTGAGGGCCTCTAGCCCGCGATATCCTTCAGGTCGTCGGGCATGAGGGCTTCGATGCCGCCATTCACAGCAGCCCACTCGAGCATCTCGAAGAGGTAGGTCGCGTACTCGCGGCGAGATTTATGCGCAGCGCGCTGCAGCTGCCGATCAAGCAGCGGATAAAGGCGAACCTTTCTCGCCAGGTCACGGCGCTGTGTCAGGGGGTCTTTGAATCCCATACGGGTACTGCTCCTTGCTGTTGAAATTGGTTAGGCGGCGGATTCAGCGGCGTTCGCAGCAATAGCTGCCAGCTTCGGGAAAAACGAGAAAGCCGAGACGCGGCCATCGGTAGCCTTGTGCAGGTTTGCGGCAACGTCTTCGGATGGTTTTCGATGGCCACCAGCGATCAGCCAGAGGTAGCCGACCGAGATACCCGAAGCATCGGCCACGCGCTGGCGCTCATCGGCGCTGGCGCCGGAAAGCCAGGTCTGCATTTCAGGAATTGGGGTCTTCATCTTCGTTACCTTTCCGAGAGATAAACCAAATTTATCTCACTGATAATTTTTAGGCAACCGATGATTGATCTGCAAGGTTATTTATCAGATGGATAAAAGCGGCGATCATCCGCGCATGGATACCAACACCATTCGACGAGAGAACCTGCGCGCCCTTGCGGCGCGCTACCCCACTCAGGCCGAATTCGCCGCCGCGTGCGGCACGGCGCCGTCCGTTATCAGCCTGATCATTTCACCAAACCCCAAGAGAAACCTCGGGCCGCAGCTGGCTAGGAAGATCGAGACTGCCGCAGGCCTTGAACACGGCTGGCTGGATCAGCCGCACAACCATGCTGCTGGAAGGAGGCTCGTAGAGTCGAACGCCAGGATCGAATCCGAGGGTATTGACCAGTGGGCTGACGACACGCCCCTGGATGACGACGAGATAGAGCTGCCATTCCTGAAGGAAGTTGAGCTGTCTGCAGGAGGCGGAAAGACAGTGATCGAGGTAAGCGGTACCCGGAAGCTGCGCTTCGGCAAGTACACCGTGCGCAACATGGGCGTCCAGCCCGACCAGGCTGTGTGCGTTTCGATCTCAGGCAATTCCATGGAGCCAGTACTGCAAAACGGCGGCACCGTGGCCGTAGATCGGTCCAAGAACAAGGTTTCCGATGTTATCGATGGGAAGATGTACGCGCTGAATCACGCAGGGCACGTCCGGGTGAAGCAGCTTTACCGCACTCCACGCGGCGGCCTCCGCCTGCGCAGTTTCAACCGGGACGAGCACCCAGACGAGGAATACACCGCCGATGAGCTGGCGGCCGAGGAAATCACCATCATCGGTCGAGTTTTCTGGGGCGCTTCGTTCTTCTAGCCTCAAATAACCCATCAAGCCCGCCATGTGCGGGCTTTTTTTCGCCCCGAGAAAATCACCCTGATAAACGCACCGATCATCGGCAGGAGATAAATTTATCAAATTGATATTGACAGTGATTTATCGCGCAGATAAATTCAATCCCATCGAGGCGCTACACAGCCCCTCGGGAGGCCCTCAAGCCTCGCCGCTCTTTAGCGACACACCTTGCCGGATCGACACCGGCCCAGATTCAAAGGCAGCGATGGGCAGGCCTCAACAGTCCAGAGGGGTGGCAACTGCCCCGGGCGTGCAGCGTAAAGCGCCAAGACCAGTTATCCAGCGGGAGAACAAGCCGAAAGGCCCGCGGCTGGAGGAACAACGAGATTTGAGCCAGCGACCGACGCCAGTAGCGGGTCGCGGCAGATTTCACTGGCTGGCCTTGGCGACAGGGCCAGACGGGAAATGAATCCTGACCGGGGTTAACCGGCCGCTGGACTCCCAAGCGCATAAAGGGATAGCCCTTCCGCATGACGGGCTCAATGGTTGTGCGGTGACAGCCGGAAAGACGGCCCGATGCCCTGCTCCCCATCGCAGGCTGCATCGGTCAGAACCATCCCAGTAACTGCAATTGCTGGAAGTGCCCCGGACGATAGCGCCGGTGCCCAAAGCCACCTTGAACAAGTGGCCGTAGGGTTTGCTCCCGCCTGAGCAGCAGGTGGGACTGCCGATGGTTCTGACCGATGAAGCCCGCCCCACCACCCCAAAGGAAACCCCATGAACGCACAAGCTCAAGGCAATCCCCTGCTCGTCGCCCCTGAAATCGGCCAGGTCTGGATCGGCCAGGGCGGCATCTACCTCGGCCTCCGGCAGTATCCTGAAGGCCTCTGCCATCTGATCGCCGCCGCAGAAGACCTTTCCGGCCGCTACGCCTATGGCGACTACGGCAAGAAGGTTGAAGCGGTGAGCCGCACTGACGGCCGCGCCAACACCGAGATCCTGCTGGCTCGCGAAGGCAAGCACCCCGCCGCCATCGCCGCGGCCAAACTGGAGTGCGAAGGACACCAGGACTTCTACCTGCCCTCCATCGGTGAGCTGCACCACGCCTGGCAGTTCGCGCCTGAGTCGTTTGCCACGAACTGGTGGTACTGGTCGAGTTCGCAGTCCTCAGCCAACCACGCCTACATCCTGGACTTCGCTGGTGGCTGGCTCTACGGCTACGGCAAGTACAACGAGCGTCTCGTGCGCCCCGTCCGCAGATTCCTTCAGTAATTCATTCCTTCATCCCTTTCTAGCAGGCGATTCCGGGGCTCGATCCGAGCCAGTCCAGAAGCTTCCCCGGCAGCTCGGGGCGCCTGCATCCACTTCCAATAACGACCGCATCGACAGGTGCCGGGCTTGGCTTTTCACGCCCGGCTTGGTCACCGGTGCCCGGCACCTGATCAATGCGGTTGACTAATGAGGCTTACACGATGAGCGAATCATCACTCATGGTCACCTGCCCCGACTGCGGCGGTGACGGCAAGGAGACTTGCCACAACCCAGATCACGGCCTGATAGGCGCGCTGGGGTTCCACGACATTGGCCGCATCGGCTGCCCATGCTGCGGCCATGACGAGCGTCACAAGGTCAAGAATGGCGGCGTGTGCGACACGTGCGCTGGCGAGAAGCAGGTTACCGAAGAGGTCGCCCGCCAGTTTTGCCAGGACCTCGATTACGACTTCGAACATGTTATGGGGATGCTGGCATGAGCGGCTGGATCAAGGTTGATGACCAGCTTCCGCCAGAGGATAAGCAGGTCCTCTGCTCGGATGGGTGCGACGTTTTCATCGCATCGCACCACAACAGCTTCTTCACCGGTGAGTTCCACGACTTGCTCTGGGTCACGCACTGGATGGATCTTCCTGAGCCACCTTCCCTACCCACCAATTAACCCACCACCTGGAGGCGACCATGGGCGCACTTCAAGCAGCGCAGTGGCGCTACGACAACGCGGAGCCTGAAGACGACTCCGATTACCGGGATGCGATCCAGGCTTGGGTTGAGCGCCGGTCCGAAGAGCTTCTGCGCGGCAGCGATATCGTCGTCAAGCGCTTTGGTCGCGTCGTTGGGCGCGTCGACTTCGCGGACTTCCTGCAGGCCCTGGACGAGCATGCGAACAGTAGGCTTCAGGGATTTGGCGTGTCGCCTCATGCCTTTGGAGGCCTTGTATGGGCCGCCCTTTGCAGCCCGAAAGAAGGCTCTGGATACGCGGAAAACCTTCTCGGCGAGGCAGATCCACGGCGGGCGCTGCTTGAAATCGCAGATCGCCTTCTCGAACCGCTTGCTGCGGAAGGGCTGCTTGCCGACGCCGAGGATGCTGACTGATGAGCCCTCACGTCTTGCTAGACCAGCAGCTCGAAGCGATGTCGGATCCGGAAACCCCTGATCAGTACTCGGCGATCATCCAGCACCAGATCAACGAAATGATGGGCGATGAGCGCATCACCATCGAAGAGTTCAACCACTACTGCGGGCGCCTCAACAAGATCGTTGATGGGCGCAGGGAGGCTGCATGACCACGCCAATCGTTAAATCGCTGATCGACGAGCAGATCGAAGAAGTGCAGGCCGCTCAAGTGCGCGGCACTTTACGTTTCCCGGTGGGCATGCGTGTGGCAGACCTGCCCCACCCGATCAAGGCCGACTGGCTGAAGCGCCGGCCGATCGCCAGGCCGAGGCCATGCCCATGACCAGATATCAGCGCGCCCGCCGGATGTATATCTGGCGCGGCTCCTTCACTGCCATCTTAGCCTGCACCTTCTTCATGCTCGCCAGCGCTATTGCTGGCTGCATCACTCAGTAACCACCACATCAGAGCCCTCCGCATGGATGGCGCGGGAGATTCGCATGTCTGAACAAAAGCACACGCCAGGGCCATGGGTTCGTAGCCTTGAGTCGCCCAAGATCATCATGTCTGGCTCGTTCATAGGCGGCCATCAGGGGTACATCGTCGGGTCGGTAACTGGCAACGATAACTCTGGCTACTTCGCCAGCGAAGGCGAGGCAGAAGCTAATGCCAGCCTGATCGTCGCCGCACCTGAGCTGCTAGCATTGTCCAGCGCTTCGTTGCTCTCGACGCCCAGTGGCATCCTGACCGGCATGCAGCCGAAAAAGCTGAACTGATGGCAGAAGCCCGAGCCGTGATAGCCAAAGCCACTTCCTGAATTCACACGCACCCGAGCACGGCGGGCCCCATCGGGGATAACCGTACCCTGAGTGGAGCGTAAGCCGGCAAGAGCGCGCAACCATCACCAGCAGCCAGGGCGTGGGTCAACCCTCATGCCTGCGTGACCTGGCATTCCCCTATTCCAACTGACGGCGCTCTCCTGGAGCGCGGAGACGAATCGTGTCCAGCGAATCGAAAACCCACTTCAAGAAGGCTTTCAACAGCCCCTACTTGAGCAGCGCCGATGTTGTCGGCCACATGACTTTCACTATCGCCAGGGTCGCCCTTGAGGTCGACAAGACCAAGAAGACCAAGGACATGTTCAACACGGCCTACTTCGTCGAGCGGGAAATCCGCCCGGGCGAGAAACTGAAGCCGATGATCTTGAACGTGACGAACAGCAAAACCCTTAAGGCACTGACCAACTCGCCCTTTATCGAGGACTGGCAAAACGTCAAGGTCACCATCTACGTCGATTCGAACGTCAAGTTTGGTCGCGAGGTGATGGAAGGGCTCCGCATCAGCCCAAAGGCCCCGGTGGTTGCATGGCTTACCCCGGAAAAGACAAAACAGTGGGAAAACGCCAAGGACGCATACCGGCGAGACGGCAACCTTGATGCCGTTCTGTCTCGCGTTTCCATTTCTGACGAACACCAGCAGCAACTGATCCAGGAGTGCAGCGATGAATCGGCAGTGGCATGACGTAGAGCAGAACACCGATGCATGGCTGGAGCTACGCCTAGGGAAGGCCACCGCCTCAAATTTCGCATGCTTCATGGCGAACGAGGGCAAGGCTTTTGGCGACCCAGCCAAGCGCTACGCCCTCCAACTCGCTCTTGAACAGATCACAGGCCGAAAGGCTGAGTTTGGATTCAAGAGTGCCGATATGGAGCGCGGCCACGAGCAGGAGCCGATCGCCAGGATTCTTTATGAGGACGAGCGATTCGTCTCCATTACCAATGGCGGGTTCTTCGATCTGGGCGAGTATGGCGACTCGCCAGATGGCCTGGTTGGCAGCGATGGCGTAGCCGAAATCAAGTCCGTGATTGCCTCAACGCACTATGACACGCTGCGCCGCGGATCGTTTGACCCAGCCTACCGATGGCAGCTTGTAGGGCACCTCGAGTGTACTGGGCGCGACTGGGTCGACTACATCAGCTACTGCTCAGACTTCCCAGAGTCGGGCCAGATCATCATCTACAGGAAAGACAGGGACGACTTCAAGGAAGAATTGAAGCGCCTTGTTGATCGACGCAGCGAGTTCTTGGAGCTTGTTCGCGCAACCCATAAATCAATCGTCGAGGCGATTTAGCCATGACAGACAACCAAATCCTGGCCGGCGCTGAGCGTCAGGCTCAACTAGAGGCAGCGAAAGCTGCCTTCTTCGCATCTGGCAGGCAGGTGATCCAGTTGGGTAACTGCCCTGCTCTCCCGCTTCCTGTGAGGAGCGACAAGATTGACCCCGAAACGGTCCTGGTGCGAAAGCGTCGACGCCCCACTGCTACTGATCGGACGAGGTTGCGCCAGATGGCGGACGACCTATGAGCAAGCGCAAGCCTCACAACTTCCGCGCGCGGATGGAGCGCGCCTGCCGCTCCCTTCTCTCCGCCAACCACGTCGCGGTGGTCAACATCGACCCGAGCGGCCAGCAGATCCTGGTGAACTGGAATAGCTGCAAGCAGATCCGCAGCCGCCAGATCGTCGATGCCGTCTGCGATATCGCGCACCGGTGGACGATCTACCTCAGCGTGATGTGCCAGAAGCCGAACGGCGAGCAATACAGCAAGTCGGTCGAGGTAGCCCCGCAGGGTAACTACCGCGCCGAACACATCACCGAGGTCATCGAGGCCTCGTATTTCGATCTGCGCTCCCAGTGCAACCCGAACCACATCCGGGCAGCCGGCTGGATCGCTATCCCCTCAGACACCTCGCTCGACGAAGCCCAGGCCGCAAAGGTCTTCGCAGCGGCGGGCGCCTGGAACCAAAAAGCAGCATGAAGCGAATCACCAACCGCGTCCGGCACGGCCGGCGCCAGCAGTTCATCAACCTGCCGCCCAGCGGACTGGCAGAGCGCAAAGAGGAGCCGATCAATGCGAATCGACCTTCCGGGCCAGATCGATCTGCCCATTCAGGTTGCGCATCAAGCGCCGCCGACGGCATCCGGTAGCAAGGATGAGTTGGCCGAGCGCATTGCAAAGGCGCTGGTCAAGTACGACGCGAGCCCGTCCTCGGCGCTCTGGATAGAAATTCAGGCCTGCGCCAAGGCCATCCTCAAGTAACCACGCCCCCAAAAAAGCCGCATCCAGCCATGGAGGGCGGCGATCACCCTGGAGAAACACATGACCCAAGCCAATCAGCAAGTCATCGCCGCATCCGACCTCCCCGCCCTGGGCCAACCATTGCTCGGCGGCGTCTTCGCTGCCCGCTACTGGCTCAATGGCCAGGAGCGCGCCCTGATCCTGCTCTCCGACGAGTTCGAAGGCGCCTGGGGTGAGTATGGTGTTGAGATCGCCGGCGCCGGCAGCTACAGCGACGGCTACGCGAACACCGTGGCAATGGCCGAGGCTGGCTGCGAAATCGCCAAGAAGGCATTGGAGCTGGACGCCTACATCCCCTCCTGCCTGGAAGGGCAACTGCTGATGGCGGCCAAGGCAGAAGGCCTGGTTACCCTGCGAGAGGATCGTTGGCACCACCTGAGCACGCAGTACTCAGCCTACGGCGCCTACCTCATGGACTTTGAGAATGGCTGGCTCGACTACGACGTCAAGAACGGCGAGCGTCTCGTGCGCCCCGTCCGCAGCCGAATTATCCAGTAATTCACCCCTTCATTCCTTTCCCTCGCAGGCGATTCCGGGTTCGTCAGGATGGCGATCAGACCAGAAGCACGCCGGGAAGCGCCGGCCGCCTGCACCCTTATATCGCTCACAGGAGCACCCCATGCAAGCGAATCAACTGACAACCTACACCCGGGGCGACTTAACGATCAGCAGCCCTGACGAAGGTGTAGTTCTGAAGCTGGCAACCCTCGCCATTGCCGCGGCGCCAGCCATCTCCGCAAACAGCGTGCCGCCAGTTGGTGAGTACTGGCCGGGCGAAGGTGGAGTGAATGGCGGACTCTTCCCGGGTGACGGAAAGCCGTACTACCTGATCGTGCCGACCGGCGCCGACGCTGAAGCCAAGCTCGAATTCGGAAGCTACGGCAAAGAGTTCGACGGTGCGCAGAGTCCCCGTGACGGCATGACGAACACCGCCGACCTGGTCGAAACTGACAACGACTACCCGGCGGCGCGGTTCTGCGCAAAGTTCGAGCGGGATGGGCATAACGACTTCTATCTGATGGCGCGGCGCGAAGCGTCCTTCCTGGAGATCACTGTTCCGCACCTGTTCTCCAAGGCCTACCACTGGACGAGCACGCAGTGCTCAGCCCACTACGCCTACTACGTGGACTTTGAGACTGGCTGGCTCCTCAGCTTCGGCAAGGACTACGAGCGTCTCGTGCGCCCCGTCCGCAGAAAATACTTCTGATACTTCACTTCTTCATTCATGGGCGCCTCGGCGCCCTCGCTTTTCGAGGATGCCAGGATGGCGCTGCATACGGATTTGGAAATCCACAAGGTTGCTGAGGAACTGCTCGGGCTTGCGCTCGACCTGGTCAGGAATATCCCGCGCGACCTGAAACAGGTCGTCGGCTCAAAGATCCGCGACGAGTGCCTGCAAGTGCTCGTGCTGATCGGTCGGGCGAACATGAGCCGGGATCGTCTCAATCACCTCAACCAACTGCTCGAAAGCGTCTGGATGCTGAACTACCTACTGCGCGCCCTCACCAACAAGGGCTTCATCAGCAAAGGCCAGCACGCCACGGCAATGAAGCTCACGGCCTCTGTCGGCCGCCAGGCGAACGCCTGGAAGAAATCCGCAATCGCGCCCGCTGCTTGAGGGTCAAGGCCCTTCTGCCTGTGCGCTAAATCTGGTCGTGCCGCTGTCCTGTGGACACCGCCATGCGCACCACGGAAACCACCGGTGAATGCCGGAAGGTCCGGCGTAGTTTCCGGGCTGAGCAATCGTCCCGGCGACGTAGATAGCACGGCAGGTCGCAGTACTCAGCCAACAACGCCTACAACATGGACTTTGAGAATGGCTGGCTCAACAACAACGACAAGAACAACGAGCGTCTCGTGCGCCCCGTCCGCAGATTTACCCGTTGCGAGCTTCACCTTCGAGGAGCTGGTCCTTGCCTACTACGACTGCCGGCGACACAAGCGGAACACCGCGAGCGCCAGACGATTCGAGCAGAACATGGAAGCCAATCTCCTCGACCTATTCGACGAGCTCCAGGCTGGAACCTACCGCCCTGGTCGCTCCATCTGCTTCGTCGTGACTCGGCCAAAGGCCCGCGAGGTCTGGGCCGCCGAGTTCCGCGACCGCATCGTGCACCACCTACTGTACAACCGCATCGCCCCAGGTATCGAACGCAGCTTCATAGCGGACAGCTGCGCCTGTATCCCCGGGCGCGGCACGCTGTACGCCGGTAAGCGGATGGAGGCGAAGGTGCGCAGCCAGACGCAGAACTGGTCCAGGCCAGGCTTCTATCTGAAGTGCGATCTGGCCAACTTCTTTGTGTCGATCGACAAGCGGGTGTTGGCCGGCCAGTTGCAGCAAAGGATCACCGATCCATGGTGGCGCACGATGGCCCTGCAGGTTCTTTGGCACGACCCGCGCGAAGACTACGAGATCCGTAGCCCTCGGCATCTGTTCAATCGGGTGCCTCAGCACAAGCGCCTCACGACGCAGCCGGCGCACCTAGGGCTGCCGATCGGCAACCTCTCGTCGCAGTTCTTCGCGAACGTCTATCTCGACGCCCTGGACCAGTTCTGCAAGCACGAACTCAAGGTTCGGCACTACATCCGCTACGTCGATGACTTCGTGCTGCTGCATGAGTCGCCGCAGCAGCTAAACGAGTGGCTGTTTAGGATCGAGCAATTCCTGCCAAGCCTGGGCGCCAGGCTCAACCCGTCGAAAACGATCCTGCAGCCGATCGACCGTGGAGTGGACTTCGTCGGGCACGTCATCAAGCCCTGGCGGCGCACGACGCGCAAGAAGTCGGTTGCCCAGGCCATGAAGCGGACAGCGGCTGTACCGGCCGAGAACCTGCGCGAGACCGCGAACAGCTACTTCGGCCTGCTCAGCCAGGCCAGTCACAGCCTGAAGGACCGAGCCGAACTGGCCAACCTCATCCTTCGCCGCGGGCATGTCGTCAACGGCGATCTCACCAAGACCTATCTGAAACGCTGAGGTATCCCCATGCCCACAGAAAACCGATCCAGCAATACCCAGCCGACCGAGTGCCAGTTCCACAACAACTGCGGCGGCTGGTGTGAAACGCAGCGCGAACAGGAGCACAACCTCTGCGTTGACTGCCTCGAAGCTCACGATGAGGACATGCGCGCCAAGCCAGAACCAGCAGCCAATGAGGGCGATGCGGTTCAGGACGAACTGAAAATGCTCGACTTCGCCCTGTCATTCGCTCTTTGCAATATGGATCACGCCGGCACCCGCCGCGATGTGAAAAAGGCACAGGAAAGCCTGGAGAAGCTGCGCAAGCTGATTGCAGTCCAGCACCAAGGCGAGCTGGTGGCCGAAGTCGTAGACATGAAGTACAACCTCGTCCGGTTCTATCGAGCAACAGGCGATACTTCGAAGCCGTATCTGTTGCCGGGAACCAAGCTCTACAGCAGCGCCGTGATCGCCGGAAATGACCACGAGCCATACGGATGGGTGCAGACTCGCGGCCCGGCGATCAATCAATTCACCCAAGAATGGGACATCGTTCAGGAATGGGAAGAACAGGGCTTCCAGTACAAGGCTATGCACGATCACCCAGCGCCAGTAGATGCTGGGGAGGTTGAGCGGCTGCGTAAGCGCATTCTGGACTACGAGGAAATTGCAGAGAGCCACGCCGACGCATGCGCCGAAGCCCTGACCAGACTGGCCGAGCGGGATGCGCTGCTGACTGACATCTCGAAGCGTCACTGGTCCGGCGTGGATTTCGATCTTCCTGCTGACCTCGTTGCACGTATCAAATCTCTATCCGCCAGCGCAGAGCCGAGTGCGCCCGCATCGTTCCAAGCGCGCGTCCAGCCCTGGCTGATGGCGTGCTTCGGCGAAATGATCGCCGGTGACCGCCAGGAACGAAACCACCGGTTTCTCGAAGAAGCCCTAGAACTGGTCCAGGCGTTGGGCGCCACGGCGGGCGAGGCTCATCAGCTGGTTGACTATGTGTTCGGACGCCAGGTAGGTGAGCCCGCTCAGGAAGTTGGCGGCGTTATGGTCACCATGGCCGCGCTATGCCTGGCCAATGGCATGGATATGCATCAGTTGGCCGAAGCCGAACTGGCCCGCATCTGGACGAAGGTCGAGGCAATCCGCGCCAAGCAGGCCAATAAGCCGCAATTCGGGCCGCTGCCTGGCGTGTATCCGGAGCGCGGGCCGAGCGCGCCGGCTGCTCAGTACCCAAATCGCCTTTGCCACATCGACTACCGGACCCACCCTTACCTGTGTGGATGCCTGAGAGGCGATGAAGAGGCGCAGAAGATCTACGACGACCGTATGCGCTCAGCCAAATCCTGACAGGAGTACATCTGTACTCCTCCCTGCTTTAACCCCTCTCGCCTCTATTCAACTGCCGCGATCGCGGCGAAGGAGAAGTCATGTCCAAGGAAATCAAATTGATCCAGCCTGCCGCCGTTGCCCGCGATGCGAACGGCTGGTGGCTTCATCCAGAACTGCCGGCGTTCGACGGCTGCTGGACGGTGCTTGCGCACTGGCTGGCTCAACAGAGCCTGGAGCTGAAGCGCTGGACGATGGAAGCTGATGTCAGCGACCACCATCCCTACGACGACGGCGCGGCACACTGCATTGGATGGGAGCCTGCCTCACCTGGTGCGGAGTGGTTCCTGCTCGCGATCAACGATTCGGAAGATGGGCCCTGCGTGACCTGGGCGCGCCGAGCGGTCGAACCTGGTGCCGCAGCATGCGGCTACCGTGGCCGCCACTTCGGTGCACCCTATATCGATGCTCAGTGCTTCGAGGGCTATCTGTGGGATGAAGACAGTTGCGACGAACCGGGCAGCCCGCTGTTGAGCGGTGGCGACATCCCGTGTCCGCAGTGCAATGCCGAGGAATATGCCAACTACCAGCGCGAGGCGAGCCAATGACTCGCCTCGCCCTCTGCCTCCTGCTGCTGGCCACCGGCGCCAGCGCAAACGAGAACGTCATCGACGTGCAGCACGACAGCCGCCGCGGCGCAACCTGCTGGATCCTGAACGGTGTCGGGATCAGCTGCATCCCCGATAGCCAGATAGCCGGCAGTCAGCGCCAGCTCTCCCCGCACGAACAAGAAGACAACGGACCAACACCAGCCGGCGCCGAGCTGCGCTGGGATGAAGAGAGGTATTCGCTATGAAAATTGGGAAACTGTTCATCGGCCTGGAGTGGTGCTACGGCGCAAAAGACCAGGCCGTGATCTTGAGCTGGGCGCTTAAGTCCGGCTACTGGCGCTGGTCGATTTGGTGGCGCAAGCCGCAATCGATTTTCTGCATGCCAGCCCTCGGACCGTCCATGGCAGTCGGCACCAGGTACTACGCTGGCGGTGGCCACTTCGGCGCGTGGCTGCGGCTTCCTCTCGTGGGGTCGCTCTCGATCCAAACGCAGCCGCCATATCCACAGCGGGTGGCGCAATGATCGCCCTCGCCTACATGGCCTACCACGTATGGAGGTGGCCGCGATGACCCGGGAAGTGACAGAGCTGGACTTCCGAAAGCCGGAATTCCGAAACGCAAAGGTTGAGGACTACGAGTTCCGCGAAGACGGAGCGCTAGTCAGGAAGGACCGCTGGCAAACGGGGATGTGGCGGGTTGCCTCACTGTTAGGGGCATCGCGCGGCGGGTTTGAGATCGATGACGTCATCGATCAACTGCGCAAGACCGTTGGGAATTGGTGCCCGCCAGATCCTGACGAAGATCCAGGAGTGGAGCTGATCGATATTCGACTGCACTGCGGTAGCGTCCTGGCCAACTGCGAGCGCACCGGACCATTCACCTATCGCTGGCCTTTCGGAAATATCACGTTCACCAGCAAAGACTTCGGCGCCGACATCATCGAGTGGCAAGAGTCGGACACGCCTGAAGCCTGACCCCTCCCCTTACGACTCAAGGCCGCCGGCGATACCCAGTGACCAACAGCACGAGGCCAGGCACCAGGAGGCCGACCGACGTGTATCCGAATGCAGCCTGACCTGACGCCCCAACGGCGGCGAACGCAGCGCCAATCGCAATGAGCGGCACGGCGGCAAAGTAAAACGGTTTGGCGGTCTTGGCCATATCAATCTCCTGTTCATTCCCTCTTTTAACACATGAGCCCGCCGACATGCGCGGGAGAGGATGACCCATGCCCGAAATCAAGTGCGATTACGGACACACCCTACGCATTGGGACTGATGAGTGGATCAGCAAAATGTCGTTGGACCAGATCCGCTACGCCCACCAGAAGATGACCGAGACCATCGAGAAGGCCGAGCAAGCGCCGCGCAAGACCGTCTGGCTCGTTGACGACGGGGTGACAATCGCCGGGTTCTACCGCGAGGAGTCTGCTGCAGAAGCGGCCGATCACCTGATGCGGATCTTCAAGGAGGTGTTCCTGCGGGAAGTGAGGGACTTCAGCGGAGCGCACGGCTCTATCCACGAGCTCAAGCAGTCCATGCCCCATATCGAGCCTCGACGCGTCACGCAGTTCGAGTACGACCACGAGTGGTTCCCGGCAAAGGCCTGACCACCAACCTGCCGCCGACGGCGGCGTGGAGACCATCCCATGGAAACCGAAAGCACCGGTGACGTCGACAAGGTCACCGAACAGCGCATGGCCGATCTTCTCGGCTGCACCAAACGAGCCCTGGAGGGCCGACGCCAGCGTGGGGCCATCCCTGAAGGCGTCTGGATGCGACATGGCCGCCGAATCATCTACAGCAAACGGAGATATGACGAATGGCTGGAAAGCCTCTGGATCTACCCCCCGGCATCGACGTCCATTACGGATCGCTCAGAATTCGCTTCACCTGGGAAGGTTCTCGTAGAAGCGAAACCCTTCCCTACCCCGCGACACAGAAAGGGATCAAAGCTGCATCCCAGCTTCGCGATAAAGTAAACAGCCTGATCAAGCTGGGCCTTCTCGATCATGACAAATATGCGGAGCTTTTCCCGAGCTCCACCGCCGTCACTGGCGGAACACCCATGTTTGGCGAGTATGCCCAGCTCTGGCTGGATAGCCGCGAGATAACCGCCGGCACTCGCCTCAACTACAAAAGCGCGCTCAACCTCTACTGGATGCCGCACTTGGCCATGGTTCGGATCGATCTGATCACAACAACTCTGCTGAGGCGGATTATCGCCGCCATCTCGTGGTCGTCACCGAATGTGAAGCGAAACGCGATCACCCGGCTCTCCACGATTCTGGAGGGGGCGGTTCGTGAGGGGCTGATTCAAAAGAATCCGGCTGCCATTCTCGACCTGCCAAAGCGATCGAAGAAGGAAATCGATCCCTTCACCCTAGATGAAGCCAACGCCATCATCGCCAGGCTGTACCAACACAAGCACTGGCCAAGCCTCATCTATGCCGCTTTTTTCGAGTTCGTGTTTTTCTCCGGCCTGCGCCTCTCGGAGGCGCTCGCGGTAAGGTGGGACGCTGTCGATCTCGAAAAGAAGACCGTTCACGTGAAGAGGACCGTCGCCCAGGGCGTGGTGGAGGAAAGGACGAAAACAGGAAAGGATCGGTTCGTACTGCTGAACGACCGCGCGCTGCACGCTATCGAGTATGCAAAGGAATACGCCGAGCGGCGCAAGGATAGGAAGGGAAAAGTGACCGAAATGCCGTACGTATTCCCGCCGTCAAAGAGCAGCGAGTACGTCAAGCAGACGTCCGACCTGCACAAGCAGTGGGTTCCTGTGCTGAATGAGCTGGGTATCCGTCGCCGGCCGCCATACAACTGCCGTCACACCTATGCGACAATATGCTTAATGTCTGGCCTCAACCCCGCATTCATCGCCCAACAGCTCGGGCATAGCGTGCAGATGCTTTTATCGACCTATGCACGCTGGATTAACTCGTCCAACGACTGGCAGGAGCTGCAAAAGCTCCAGATTGGTCCGAAATTGGTCCGTAGCTGCGAAGAAACCACTTAA